GCGTCCGTGAGGTACGCGTCCGTGAGGTTCGCGTCCGTGAGGTTCGCGCCCCTGAGGGTCGCGCCCCTGAGGGTCGCGTCCGTGAGGTTCGCGCCCCTGAGGTTCGCGCCCGTGAGGGTCGCGTCCGTGAGGTTCGCGTCCGTGAGGTACGCGTCCGTGAGGTTCGCGTCCGTGAGGTTCGCGCCCGTGAGGTACGCGTCCGTGAGGTTCGCGTCCGTGAGGTACGCGTCCGTGAGGTTCGCGTCCGTGAGGTTCGCGCCCCTGAGGGTCGCGCCCGTGAGGGTCGCGCCCGTGAGGTACGCCTTTTCCAGCGCGTCACTCATGGAAGAGGCTTCGCCTTCCCAGATCGTCGCATCTGACCAGCGGTTCTTAATCGTGTGAACGGTGACTTCAAGTGCCATGTGCTTCTCCTTCAAGTTGTCGAATATTAGACCACTCCGGTTCTCTACCGCCGTCCTTTCCGCGCGCGTTTGGCCGCAGCCTTCTCGCGCGCCTCTGCCTGGAGCAGCGACCGAACGACATATTCGGCCACCGCTGACAGGCTCACCGTGAACACCCGACGATGCCGGAGCTGGCGGACGCTGAACGTCTCAGACGTCCGATCGATCGTCACCGTGCCGACGCTGGCCCGGCTCGCCATCTCGAAGCGGCCGAGGACGCGGAACTTCGCGCAGCGCCTCACAGCGCGCCGTCCTTCTTCATCTTCTGGGCCATCGCCACAAACATCGCGTTCTTCGCGGCGTCGAGCGACTCCGGCGTGAGTGGGGCCTCGTGCATTGATTCGATGTAGGCCGTCCGGGCGATCTTGAACAGCGCCGGGATCTCCATCACGCTGATCTCGACGCCTCGGAAGTGGGCGGTGTAGAAGACCTCTTCGATCAGCTTGTCGATCTGCTTGGGCGTGGTAGGCACCTTGAACTTCGACATTTCAATTGTCCTTTCGAGACTGCCGTGGAGGTCCCGCTCCACTGACAGGGCGTATTGTTATTCAGCCTCCGTCTTCTTGTCAAGTAGTCCTACCTTGAGCACATACTTATACCGGCGCTTGGACACGCGCGCGAGTCGCTCCACGTCTCTACCTTCTGGCACATGAGACGCCCGGCCGTACTTCTTCTTCGTCGCAACATCCACAAGATCGAAGCGCGGCGTTGAACGCCCTTCGTCGGTGCTGCCGTCTTCAATCCAGTTGCCAGCCTTGTAGATGATTCCGGTGTGTCCCGCCGACGGGTCAGCGTAGCTCACAAGGCACATGACGTCTCGATGGTTCTTCTTGATATAGCGGATTGTTTGCGCGATCAGCCACGTCTCGGCGTTCCGTGGGATCTCGTCCCAAAGGTAGACCCGCGCCAGCTCCCACGTCTTACCGCCATACCGTACTTCAATTTCAGGGGGGGTAAGGAGTAGACAACGGTGCCGTTGGCGAAGCCATCAATCGTCAACATCATGGCGAGCACGACAACGCCCGGCCGCTTGTGGAGGTAATGGTGATGGCGGACGAACTCGTCTACGTCAGTTATCGAGCACGGAACCACCTGGCTCCGCTCGCGCCACGACCGATCAAACACCGCCCCTTCGGGCTTCAATTTGACTTCCCAAGTAGGTCGCGCAACCGCGCCAGCGCCCAGAGCAACGCCTTCAGCTCCTTGACGTCGTGGGTCAGGTGGGGCTTGCCGGCGGTCCGCTGTTGCAGGAACACCGCGCGCTTCTGAAGGCGCGACAGGTGCTCCTGCTCGATGTCGGTCAGTTCCATCGTATTTCGTCGCCATCGCACCGGTACTGCGTCTCGTTGACTGGGATGTAGATGTCCCCGATCTTCTGCATGAACGCAAAGCGGGTCTGCCCGGTCGGCTTACAGTGGTGCGCGACCATGTACTTAGCGTTCGCCACCACGCCAATAATGATCAGGATCAACAGCCCGACCGCGCCCGCGATGACCCACTTCATCACCGCGTCACCGCCAGTTCCTTCTCTGAGATCTTCACGCCTGGCGCTTTGACGTAGCGTTCGCCGGCACGTTCGAGGAAGCCCTCGCGCGTCAGGTCGGCCAGCGCCGTGCCGACGCTCGCGTTGCCTGGGTCCGAGCCTGTCCGGACCAGTTCGATGCGGACCTGCCCGCTGCCGCGCGGCTCCTGGTCGAACCAGCCCTGCGAGATGAGCCGCGCGATCCGCCCCTTCGGCTTGCTCGTGTCCAGTGACACCACGCGCCGCTCGACTTCGAGTTCAATCTCCGGGCGCACCGTCAGCAGCTGCAACAATACAGGGTCGATAGCCGACTCCTTGATGATGCGGTTCTTGAACGCCTGATACATGCGCTCCATCGCCGCGTCCTCGAAGGCGTCCGCGCTCGGCTCGGAGGGAACGTCGCGCTTCCATGCCTTCTTCAGCACGTCTTTTTCGGCCGGCGACAGTTCCCGCTCGACGGTCTTCAGGCCCGCTTTGGCCTCGTCCATGTTGCGGCCGATGCTCACTTTGATCGGTTCCCCGACCAGATCGCTGACCAGTTTCGTGAAGCCGTCGATTAACTTCCGTCCTTCGGAGGCGTTCATATCAACCCTTTCAAGTAGATCAGAGCGTGCCGACGAGGCCGCTGTGATTCATTTCTTCTGACCACAGGCGGCTATCGTTTCCCAGAACCGTCCATCCCTCGTGCGACTGACGCCCGAACAGTTCGAGTCTCGGTCCGCGCGTCCAGTGCTTCTCGATCCACTTCCGAATGCTCTCCGGCTTCCCGCTGTGCTCGTCGCCGCGCCGTTCCACAAAGATCGTCTTCTCGTGCGGCGTCGGGACGTCCGGCATCCCGTGGCCCCTCGTGGCGATGACCAGGTGCTCGGTCGTCACGTCCATCGCGTAGTGGCCGGGCAAGCCGAGGACTTTGTCCCACGTCCGCATGGTTTTGTATTTGAAGCCCCAGGCTTCGAGCACTTCGCGCGGACCAGGGTTCTCGTAGATGAACGGGGTCGTCACCCACATAAAGAGCGTGGCGTCCGGCATCGCGTGCGCCTGAACCGGGAGCTTACAGATCGCCTCGATGCTCATACCGTCGTAGTGCCGCGCTGCCTTGCCGAGGGAGCCGTCGACAGTCGGACCGCTATCCGAGTAGGACCACGGCGGGTCTGCGAGAATTACGCGAAACATCCCTTCGAGGACCGCCTGGCCGTCGATCACGCGCGTCCGCTTCGCCGCCCGGATGTGCTGGCGCAGCTCGCGGACGCTGAGTCCCTCGTCCACCGCCCGCCCAAGCCACTCCGTCTGCTCTTCTGGGTGCAAGCTGGCGACCGCCTCGTGGTGCCCAAGTTCAACCTCATCCCGACGTCGGGATTTGTCGATCGCCCCGACGGCCCGGACGTTCTGGAGCGTCTTCTCGCTGAGGCCGGTGAGGGATTGCGCCTGCGACAGCCGATCCTTCCAGTCCTGCCGTTGATCGCCGTAGCGCAGCAGGTCCGCCAGCCAGAACCCGGACGACTTGTGCGCGCGCCGTGCAAACTCCAGCGCGCCGAGGTAGTCCTGAAATGAGGGGCGACCGACGATGTCGACGCCGGTTTCCGTCAGGAGGAATCCGCCGAGATCGATCGGCTTGAAGTACGGCTTCTCGATCAATCGCCCCTTCGTCGGCATGTTAGTCCTCGTTGTTCGCCGCGTTGTCGACGTCCTGCGCCGCGCCGGTTTCGAGGTCGCTGGTGTCTTCGAGGTCTTCCACGCCGGCATCGCCTTCGTCCTTCACGCGCCGGACCCGGAGTTTTTCCGCGCCGGGGACGCGCACCAGTTCGACGCCGCCGTGTTTGTAGACCTGGATGCCGTCCTTCTGCATGACGTCGAGCGCCGACGAGATCAGCCCCACTTCTTCCTTCCGGGCTTCATTGACCCGGTCGCGCTCCTCCGCGATGATCTCGCAGATCGAGTCGAGCCGACGGTTGCGGATGCGATCGAAGCTCTTGTCCGGGAGCGTCTGGGAACGTGGACCGCTCGGGCGTTTCTTCGGAGCCGGCTTCTTGCGCGCCGCCGGCTTGGGCTTCTTCTCGGTCTTCTTACGCTTGGCCATGTGCGTGTTCTGCCTTTCGTCGCGCAATGTACGTGTCGGCATCTTCAGGTTGCGCGTCCACTGAGATGATGCGCGGGGCACGACTCCGGGGTGCCCACGCGACGATGAATAATTTGACCGTAGAGGGGAACGTGAACGCGCTGAAGGCCGCTCGCGCTTTCGGAAACTGGCCGTGGCCGGCACACATCGCGCCGCCTTTGACCTGGATGAAGGCGACCGTGTCGCCGCGCAGCGCCAAGAGGTCACTGGCGAACTGGTCCCGCTTTACCGCGAACGGCGCGCGTCCAGGGGCGTACACCATCCGCACGACTTCGAGGTCCGCGACTTGCCAGCCACGGGCTTCCAGCCACTTCTTCGTCCGTGATTTGTAATAGGCTCCTTTTTGAGCGTTGCTGACGCCCACTAGAAACTGTTCCACTTCTGGCGGTTGGCCTTCTTGGTCAACACCTGAAGGTTGTAGTCGACATGGAGGCCGCAGACGTTGGGGTTCTGTAGCGGCACGATGTGATCGACCTCGTGCCTGATGCCGGTCGCCTTCGTCGCCGCTTCTGCGCGAGCGTAGATCGCTTCGATCTTGGCGAGGTCAGCCCATGCGACCGTGGCGTGTCTCTGCGCTACGCGACGTTTCGCCCGCCTGGCGCTCTTCCTGCCTGGCCATTTCTTCTCGTGCCTGATCCGCTTGACTCTCAGGTTCTCTGAATGGTCAGCGTTCCATTGGCGCTGATAGTCAGGATGCGCCAGCCGCCAGCGCCGCTGCGCGGCGTGGAGTTTGTCTGTGTTCGCTGCCGCCCACGCCTTCGCACGGTGCCTGTTCGCGTTGGCCCACTTCCTATTCCGCGCGCGCTTTCTCTCCAGCGCCACTTCGGCACCGCAGAATCGCTCGCCTTTGTAGTAGGCCCCTTTCCCGGCGTTGCTTGCCATCTATTGATGAGCCGCCATTATGATCGTCGGGATCATCAGCGTCAATCCTTATCGTCGTAGAGCCGGCGATCGGCCGGCGGCGGGACTTGCTCGACCTTCTTGTCTTCGACCTCTGGGGGCGGGTCGTCGCCGCCGTCCTCGAAGAGCACGCGGTCGCGGTCGAGCGTCAGATTCATCGACCCGGTCGGCCCGTTGCGTTGCTTCTCGAGGATGAACGCCGTCGTCCCGCCCTCTCGATGGTTCTTGCGGTGCAGGAAGCCGACGATGTCCGCGTCTTGCTCCAGCGCACCGGACTCGCGCAGGTCGGAGAGCTTCGGGCGTGGATCGTTCCGCTTCTCGTTCGCGCGGTTCAACTGCGACAGCAGGAGGATTGGCGCGTCGACTTCGTTCGCCAGTCCCTTCACGCGCCGGCTGATGTCGGATACTTCGTCGTTCCTGGTGGCTCCGCGCTTGTCCAGCGATGACGCGATCAGCCCGACGTAGTCGATCACGATCAAGTCAATCCCGCCCTCGGCCCGCATCCGTCGACACTGGGTCCGGATGTCCCAGATATTCAGCCCGGCCCGGTCGTCAATGAACAACTGCATCTGCGTCGTCATCACGTCCAGCGCCTGTGACAGGTGCGTGTAGTCGGAGTCGCTGAGATAGCCGGTGATGATGCGCGTGAGCGGGACGCGGCTGAGGGACGACAGGAGGCGGTTCTCGATCTGCTTGCGCTTCATCTCCAGACTGAAGAACGCCACGCGCCCGGTCCGCGCCGCCATCGCCGCCGTGTTCAGCGCGAAGGTCGTCTTCCCAATGGACGGCCGCGCCGCGATGACGACCATGTCGCCGCGCTGCCAACCCATTGTGATCTGGTTGATCGAGTCAAACCCGGTGTCGATGCCGCTCAACTGCCCACGGTGCGCGAGGCGGTACTCAAGGTCGTTCAGAATACGCGCGCCGGCATGGCGGAGGTCCGACAAGCCAGCCGCGCTCGCCCCGAGCTGCAGGTCAATGATCGCGCGGTCCGCGTGGGCGACGATCGTACTCGCGTCCTCGCCGGCATCGTAGGCGCTCGACAGCATCTTGTTCGCGGTGAAGATGACGCCGCGCAACTGCGCCTTCTCCTTGATGATGCCGGCGTAGTGTTCAACGTTCATCGAACGCGGGACGCCGTCGGTCATCGCCGCGATGTAGGCCGGCCCGCCAACTTCATCCAGCTCGCCCGTGCGTCCGAGTTCGTCCTTCAGCGTGACCAGGTCGAGCGCCACCTTCCGATCGCGGAGGCGGACCAGGGCCTCGAAGATCCGGCGGTGCGCGTCTCGATAGAAGTCAGCGGCCGTGATCGCGGTAGCCGCGACGTCGAGGGCGTCGTTGTGCATCAGGATCGCGCCGATCACGGACCGTTCGGCCTCGAGGTTCGAGGGAAGCGTGCGCTCCATCTGGGCCGGGTCCTCGTCCCGACGTCGGGACCGCGTCACGAACGCATGTCCAGCATTTTCTTCCTCGTGTGCTCTTGATCGCTTTTACAGGGCGGGGCGTGTTGGCCTTCCCGGATGCAGAGTTCAAGGCCGGCGCTGAGTTCCATCTCCGCTGCATCTCGCCCTTCCCCGACAAAGGCGTTGACGTTGCGGACGAAGAGGCTGAACGGGTGGCGTTCCTTCACGTAGAACTGGTCGGCGTTCATCAAGTAGCGAACGATCCGGACTTCGAGTTCTTCGGTCGACAACCGCTTCAGGAGCCGCTTCCAGTGGGGCCGGTCTTCCTTGTAGTTCCAGGAATATTGATTCTTCGCGCCCGGTGCGTACCGGACGCACCACGCGACGTCATACGACGCTTCGAGCCGTTTGAGCACCGCGCCAATCCCAGGCCCGCCGCCGAGCAGCGCCGTGCGCTCGCCTCGAATGGCGTCCATCTTCTCGCGGTATTCCGTCGTCAACGCCTCTTCGACGTCGCCCAGTCGCCGGAGTTTTTGAATTAGCGTTTTCGCGTCGTCGGCCATCTCTGGTGATCCTTTCCCGGTTGGTGAATCCAGATCCTGATCCGGAAGCCTTTGCTGCTTTCACAGCTTCTTGCAGTCGTCAGACTGCAAGCGGATGCGAAGCATCCGGGTATAGCCCACCCCACCCCACGAGGTTCCTCGTGAAGCGGGATGGCTGTACCGTGTGGTACTCCCGAGTATTTTGAAGGCCGAAACATGATCGACCCCACCCTGCCGCGCCCTCGGGATTCGCCCCGGCGCGTTGCGGCTGTGCAGAACCCAAGTAGCCGCCGATACCCTGCCTCCGCTCGGTGGTGTGCCGTCACGGGAGACTGAGGCCGCAGGTTGTGTGGGAGAACAAAGGCGGGGTAAAATGACGCTTCTGAAAGCGTCCCTGCCGTGTTGCACCCACGGTTGCGGACTTGGGGCCGGCGAATGATGACCGCCGGCCCTTTCGTTTTCTGGAACGCCGATCTTATACACCAGATCGAGGATTAAAGATCAACACCGCTACGGCTTGCGTTCCGGCAGCACGACACCCCCATCTAATAGACGGAAGCGTTCCATCGCCGCGCGGACGTCCTTCGCCGCCGTCTCGGCTCCAATCCCTTCAAGGACGCCATACACCCAGTCGAGACGATCGACAACAATCTGCGTCTGCGCGGTGTTCTCCGGCGTCCATTGCGCCTTGCGAATCTTCTCGATCGGTTTCTGGTGCTGCGGGTTGGCCCACATCAGAGTAGTCCTTTCAGTTTCGTGATGACGCCTTCGATCCACGCCGCCGGGTCGGTGCCGGCGTGCGTCTCGAGGTCGAGCGCAATCTCTAGCTCCGCGACGAACTGCCGAAGATGGGTGCGATTATTTGAGAGCGTCCCGATCAGGTAGTCGATGCAGCGTCCTCGGTCGCGCGAAGCCGCGCAGCATAGTTGAAGTAGTTCTTCACGGATGATCGTCGGGATGATGCTGTCCTTGCCGAACTCCGCGAGTCGAGCACGTAGAAGCGAGTAGTGCCCGCGCTCGATCTCCGCGTTGATCCATGCCACATCGACGTCGTGTATCGGTCCCTTGTCGCCAGCGAGAGCTTCGTCCAGCATCTCGCGCAGGACGATTGTGACGGCCGCGCCCGTCGAGCACTCCTTGAGGATGCGCGTCTGATACTGCTGCAAGCGGTCGTCGGTCATTGCCATCACACCCTCCGGCCAGCTTGCTGTTTACGTTCTACGATGACGCCGTGCTGGTAGCAGAGCTTCCCGCACGGACCGTAGCCGCCATTCGCGGGCAGCTTCTTCCGACACTGTCTCCACCTGAGCATCGTGGTTTTCATGCGAACGTCGTAGTGACACCGCGCCGGATCGTATTTCCGGGGAACCATCACACCCTCCGTGACTTGGCGAGGTCGATCAACTTGCTCGCTTCGCCCATCGTGATCGTCTTCGGGTCGAACCGCGCCTTGTAGCGCGTCAGCAGCGCCATCTGCTTGTCGCTCGCCGGCCGGCCCTTCCAGGTCGCATCCTTGCTCTTCAACTTCATCACGCTTCGGCGCTCCTGCTCGACGTAGGCTTCCGCAAACGCGCCGGCCGCGCCCGCGCTCTCCACGCCCGTCGCCAGCGTCCGCTGCCGCTTCGGCATCGCCGGGTTCATCGGCCGGATGGTCTGGACAACCTCGAAGTGCCCGAGCATGTCCTTCTGGACGTCGAGGACCTCGGTGCCGTCGCCCCACGGGTACTGCACGCGGTAGCGGTCCCCGCCAATCTTCAGCCAGTCGAGCGCGCGGTCGACACCGAAGTCTCCGAGCGGCAGCACGGTCCACATGTCGAACGTCGAGGCTTTCGCGCGGAGCTGCTCGAGCGTCAGCCGGCCCTCGGCCAGGAGCTTCTCGATCAGGTGACTCGGGAGATTCTTCTCCTTCATCAGCGCCTCGAGGTCCGCCTCCATCTTGCCGAGTTCGTCGCCCTTCGTCTTCAGGCCCGGCGGCAGGCCGTAGAGCACGGGCGCGGTCTGGAGGCTGTGTCGGCGGGCGATGTCCACGATGTCGATGACGAGGCAGCGCGTCTTGTTGGGAAAAATACGGAGGCCCCGGCCCGTCATCTGCTCGTAGAGCGTGGCGCTCTTGGTCGGCTTCGCGTGCAGGATGCAGCCGGTGCGCGGCAGGTCGGTCCCCTCCGTCAGCACCATACAGTTCGTGATGACCTCGATCTTCCCGTCGGTGTAATCCTTGAGAATCTGCCGGCGCTGGTCTTTCGGCGTCTCGCCACTGACCGGCTCCGCGCGGATCCCCGCCGTCCGGAAAGCGTTCGCCAGGTCGTGCGCGTGCGCGACGTCGACGGTGAAGGCGATCGTAGACTGCCGGTCGCCGTGTTCGAGCCACGCGGCCACGGCCAACTCGTTGCGCTGCGCGTTGTTCACCGCCAGCGCCAAATCCTTCTGGTTGAACTCGCCGGCCGTCGTGCGTACCGCGTCGAGGTTGGCCGACGTCTCGATGACCCACGGCACGATCGGCACGAGGTACCCGTCATCGATCGCCGCCTTTAGGGCGTAGCTGTAGCTGATGGTTTGAAAGACGCAGCCGAGGCCGATCGCGTCGGTGCGGTTCGGCGTGGCCGTCACGCCCACCAGGAGGCGGTCCTTCCGCGCGACCTGGTCCCACCCGAGCAGCGCCGCTTCCATCTGCTCGACGTCGTCGTGTGTGACCGCCTCGATCTCGTTCTTGTCGGTCATGTCCGCCGCCGGCAGGAATCCCATGTGCGCCAGCGCGGTCCGGTAGGTCGCTGCGGCCGAGTGGTGTGCTTCGTCCACGACGACGATCCGGAGGTCCGGCGCGGCCGCGAGGATGCGCTTCAACCGGCGGAACTTCATGGCCGACAGCGTCTGGATCGACGCGACGATGACGTCCGAGTAGCGACTGGCGACTCGATCGCCCTGCTCGACGGCCACCATCAGGCCGGGGTTCTGGGTCCGGATCTTCTCCGCCGCCTGGTCGAGTAGTTCTTCCCGGTGCGCGATGACCATCATCTGCGCGCCCTTGCCCCGGTCCATCGTGGCGAGCCACGGTGTCAGGTGCTTCAGCATCTCCGCGAACATGACCGTCTTCCCGGTCCCGGTCGGCATCTTGATCAACTGCCGGTGTTGTCCGTGGCTCAGGCCCACGAGGATCGAGTCGAGCGCGTCGAGTTGGTACTGACGGAGCGTCGGAATCATCGAAACAGTTCTCCCTGTGAATCTTCGTGTGCGATGGGTCGCGCGGTCCGCAGCGTCTCCTGCCAGAGCGCCTCGGCCGCGCGCTCGGCCGCGTCGGAGTCGTAGAACGCGACCGCTGCCGCCACGAGGCCGTCGCCCATATCTCGATACAGCACGGTCCGGGGCGACCCGTCGATCGCGGCATCCATCCGCAGGTCGGCCTGGATACGGTCGCTGAGGTCCGGCACCGCCTCAGCGACCGCCATCGCCTGCTCGCGTGTCAACGAGAGCAGGATCAAATCGGCGCGTCCTCGCCCGGATCGGTGTCATCGGTCAGCATCTGGCGCGCGTCCTTGATGGCCTTCTGCGCCTCCGCGTCGTTGCGGCTGACGGTGTTTCGCACCATGTGGTAGAGCAGCCGGAGCACGATCCGCTGATACGCTGTCATCGGAGCACCATCATGGCGATGCAGAACCCGATGACGATGCCGACAGCGGCACCCAGGCAGAGTGCGGCGTAGATCGACTTCATATGTCCCCCGCGAATCTATGTGAGGCAATCGTGAACTCGCGCTTGTGGCCGCGCAGGGTGTAATCCGTCGGGTCCGTCTCCCAGACGTCCGGCGGGCTTTGCAGCTGCGCCGTCAGCGCCTCGAGGGTACGGACCGCGTCCGCCATCGCCATCGCGCGCGATTCCCCCACGCCGACGATGACGCCGTCCAGTTCCGCGCCGGGGACGTCAACCCAGATCTCAACCTGCCCGGTCTTCTCTTCCACGATGTGGATGACCGCCATCAGGACACCCCTCCGACGCGCTTCCGGTGCACGTCTGCCAGTTCCTCACGGTAGAACGCGATCCGCTCCTGAATCATCGTGACGGCCTGTTCGTGCGACCGGGTCTGCACATACCCGAGCGCCCGCGTGAGCACGTTGATCGCGGTTTCGGCCCGGACGCCGCGCACGAAGCTGTTCCGGGACCGTTTCGCGTTCGACTTGCTCATCGCAGCACCACGATCGTCCGCCCCGGACGCTTCCCGTCGACGTTCTGGAAGTCATACGCTTCCTGACTGCCTTCGCCCCTGAAGCTGTAGACATCGACCTTTTCAAGGTTTTGCGGAAGCCGATCCTCTTCGGTCGGCACGGCGACCAACGCGCCTTGTGGCAGCTTCATCAACTGCCGTATGAGTCGTCCGACGGTCATCTGACGTTTCGTCATACGATCCCCGTCTTCTTCGTATGTCGAACACCGGGCCACGCATCGACCTTCTCGTGCAGCTGGTTCCCGCACTTGTTCACGAGCGTCTTGACCTCGTCCGACTTCAGGCCGGCCTGGATGATCTCGATCGCGTTGGCGATCGGCACGATGCCGGCGTCGACGCCGCCGTAGTCGTGTCCGGTCAAAGACGCGATGATGGCCTTGCCGAGCAGTTCCGTGCTGAGAATCTCCGCGCCCCAGGTCGTCCGGTCGTGCGCGCCGGGGGCCTTCTTGATGTCCGGCTTCGCCGCCGGCTCCGAGCGGACCTCAACAGGCTGCTTGCGGGTGGCCTCTGCCTGCTCCCTGAGCGCCGCCGCGTCCCGCTTGGCCTGAAGGGCGTTCTGAATCTTGACGAGGCCCAGAAGGCGCTCACCGACCTTCGCGGGGTCCTTGTAGCCGCACCGCTGCGCCGCCTGCGTGGGCAGCATCCGACCGTAGATGTAGTCCACGAACTGCGCTTCCCGCGCCGACAGGTCCGGAGACGCCTGCTCGCGCTCGAGGGCCTCGGCATCCAGCCGGGCCGCTTCCCGTGCCTGTTCCTCGCGCGCCGCCGCTTCTCGCGCCTGCCGCTCCCGCTCCGCCTCTTCCGCCACGCGCCGCCGCTCGGCCTCGGTGTAGTCGTTGTGGAGCTTCGTCGCCAGCCGACGCGATTCCTTGTTTGCCGTCTTTCCCCGATCGCGCGCCTCGGTCAGCCGGCGGTGAAACCGATGCGCCACGCCGCAGATCTCCCAGTGCGTGTCGATCGACTTGTCGTCCTCGTTCACGCCCTTTACGAACGTCTGCAATTCGACGTCCTCGTCCGCGTTGGTCGGCAACTGGAACGCCTGCGCGCGCGCCAGCTTGGTCGACGCTGTCTCTTCGAGCGCCCGCGCCGTCGTGAAGAACCCGGCAAGGCCCCGCAGGAAGGACATCAGCACCTTCCCATCGCTGCCTGTCTGAAGTTCGTCCGTGGAGGCCCCGAGCGCCAGGCCGATCTCGTCGTCTACCGTCTTCTTCGCCATGCCGTATCCTTTCGAGAGTCGTGGCCTGAGGTCCCGCTCCGGTCCGCGTGTTCCGATGCGCTGAGACTACGCGCGTGTTGTCTTCTTGTCAAGTAGAAGCGATAGACCGGAGCAGGAGGCGCGCGCGTTTCTGAAACGCGATGGCGTTCACCAGGCCGAGATACTTCTCCGGGTCGAGCACGGTCAGGTCCCCAAAGGCGTCGAACCGCGCCAGCGCCGTCCGCACCGCCTCGACATGGTCGGCGTTCGAGGCGACATGCGTGCGATCAATCCACGCCATCCCGAGCCGACCGAAGATCTCCAACGTCGCCAGATAACTGATGGCCTCGTCGGCGTAGTCGTCCGGCTGCTGCCCGAGCAACCACTCCATGTTCTCGAGCCAGATCGGCCGGGTCACAGCGTCATCTCCGCCAACCGCGTCAGGACCGACTTCTGCGCCGGACTGAGCGGTTCGTAGACGTGCGGCGCTGTCTCAACGGCCACGAGGAACCACTCCAGCTGCGGACCGGTGACGAGGCCCGGCCGCGCGCGGACGTGCCAGGCGATCGGCCCGTTCGCCCCGGCCTCGGTCAGCGGCTCCCACCGCAACGACCCGCGATCGATCGACACCGGGTTCTCCCGATGCCGCGCCGCACAAACGTAGACCATCAGCTCCGGCACCGACCGATCGCCTGCCGGGTTTCCCCCGATTCCTTTATGGACCTTATGAGATACGTGAAGGGCCAGCCGGAACTTCTTGCAGCCGCAGAGCGGAAAGCGGCAGTACTTGTCGCGCTTCCGAACTTCGCCCTTCTTCTTGTCTTCTTCGATCTTCCGCTCCGACCGCTGAATAAAGCGCGTCACCTTCTTCGAGACGCGCTCGTGTTTGAACTGCGGGACGCCGGGAGTCCAGTCCGCCATGACGATTCGATCCTTTCACGAAGGGTTGCCGGGCACCGACCTATTCCAGTGCCCGGCGTTAACCACCACCGACGGCGAACCCTCCGGTTGGCGATGCAGACGGCAGATGCCCGGATATGTTGACGGCCTACTCACGTCTTCATGGGCCGGTTATGTCGACCCAACCCGAGAACTAGTCGGAGGCACCACCCGCTTGTTTTACTTCTGCATCGCTCCTACGGTCGTGTCGAGCACATCCTTCAGCACCGTGAACACCTGGAAGCACGGTACGCAGAGCAACGGCTCATGCGTGTCGGGAATCGGCTGCTCGAGGCCGTAGCGCCCGCGCGTGTCTTCCCGGAGGATACGCACGATCCGGGCGTTCACCGAGCGCGGAGCCATCCGCAGCAGCAGCCCGTGGCAGTACTGGCACTCGATCGGCACCGGAGCCGGCGGTGGCTCCATCGATCCCGTGCCCGTGTAGCAGCCGACGTCCGGCCGGTACTCGTTGCCGCCCCACATCTGGTGTGGATAGCCGTTCTGCGTCACCCTGAAGCCAAACGGCAGGTCCGGCGTCCACTTCGAGATACTCAAGCTCGCTCCTTCTTGATCTTTATGTGACCGTCCTTGTCGATCAGAACGTGCATCTCCCGCTCACATTGCCGGCGTTCCTTCCACATAGCGATCTGTGCATCGTGTATCGACTGCGGTGTCACCGGCGGGATGTTGTCGGTCGAGGATGCCATATGTCTCCTTTAGCAACACGCCTTGAGAATGCGGTACGCCTCAGCGAAATCTCTCCGATCTCGATGCTGCTCGAGTACGAACTTCCCGTTCGGCTTCCAGTAGAGGCAGAACCGCGCGATGGCCTCCGCCGGCAGGCCGAGGTCCGGCGCGACCAGAATCGCCTGCAAGGCCGTCTGGATGCCGTGCGACGTCGCGTCGTCTGACGCCACGCTGCCAGCCGGACGCGCCGGGGACGGCTTCACGCCGCTCTTCCCGTCGAGGACCGCCTTCAGCCCGTAGATGACCCCCGTGCGATCGGGACGCCCGCCAAAGCCTGCCGGCGAGACGCGCGCCTCTTCGACCGTGTAGAACTCGTGAGGAATCATACTCATCGCCGCAACGTGTGACAGCAGGTAGTTCCGGTAGCTCGAGACGCAGGACGCCGCGTCCAGCGCGCCCAGGTCGTAGTGCGCGGTCAGCTCGTGCACCGCCGTCCCTCGGATGCTGCTCTCTTCTGAGAACCATGTCGAGTCTACCCACCCTGTTTTCTCAAGGATGCCGGTGATGTGCGGCAGCACTTCTCCGTACTCGTCGTAATAGACATGTTCCGTTGCGTCAAATCGAAAGATCGGACTGGCCGACTTGGCCGCGCTGGAGGCTCTCACGCAACCCTCCTGAGCCGGTTTGTGCACTCGCGGCAATTACTTGGAGGACGCCGATTCGGCTGGCGGTGCGTCGAGAAATCCGACGACGGCCGTGGCGCTTGGCATTCTGAGCACCAGATGTCGCGCCACTGGTCGCCGCCTGCGCGGAGCACCTTCCGTCGAGCGTGGAGACGTTTGTGCTCGCGGTCGTCTTGAAGGATGCAGAGGTTGTCGTTCCGGTTCTCGTCCCTAGCGTCGTTGACGTGATGGACGACAGCACCACGCGGTAGTTGTCGACCGAGCGCCTTCTCGGCTACGACGATGTGCTCGAACCGGACACGCCCAGGGCCGGACTTAATCGTCACATAGCCCTTCGAGTTCACCCGTCTCGACCCAAGCGGCCTACTCGATCGACGTCGGAGGATCGCCATGCCTCAACCCCTTCTCCGCCAGCTTCTTCCGGCACCACGGACACGTCGGCTTCGCGTTGTCGATCTTCTCCGTCGGGAACCGCACGTAGCAGATCGCCAGCGACCGGCCGTAGCTGACCGACACCTTCGCCGCGACGTGCGTGTCGCCGCTCACTGGTCGTCGCTCCCAGGTTCACGCGCCTCCGCCTGGTCCGACTCCGGCAACGGCAGCGCGCCAGGAGCCTCAATCGCCTTGCAGATTTCCTCGTAGAGCTTCTTCGGGATCTTCTTCGTGGACTCGATGTTGTACTTCACCTGCAGCCACATCTTGACCTCGGTGTCCGGACGGCCGACGTTCTTGATGATCGTCCAGAGCCGCTTCCGCTGGCCGTCGGTGATGACCTCTTCGCCCTTCCCGTCGCTCCCCGCAGCCGGCGGCGCGGGCTTCCGGTCCTTCGCGCTCGTCCGCGCACCCGTGGCGTTGCCGTCGTCATCCTCGCCCGCCGTGGCGATGCCGACCAGCGACGAAAGCGTGTACCGCTTCCCGTAGGAGATGGCCGACCCGATCCGCTGGATGTCGTTCATCTTGCCGCCGGAATCGGCCTTTGTCGTGAAGACGTCCTTGACCGAGTGGCCGTCCCGATGCGCCAGGACGCCCGTGATCTCGATCATCCCGCCCTCGAGCTGCTTCGTCTCGTGGCGAATGGAAAACCCGTGCTCCGACAGGACCGGCCGAATCTTCTCGACAATGTCCTCGTAGCGCGCGTACTTGCTCCGGACGTTGCCCTCGACCTTGATGAGGCCGCGCTTGATGACGACCGGGAGGCCAGCCTGCATCTTCGCAAACGCCTCGTTGAACGCCGTCTCCGCGTTGATCTTCTTGATCCGTTCCTGCGCGGAGATCAGGGCGTCCAATTTCTCGACGCTGATATTCGGGTTCGCCGCGATGCGCTCGAACAGCGACATCTCCGGCGTCACGGCCGCGCGGTGGGCGATGGCCGTAATCGTCGCCGTCGCTGGCGTCGGCGGCGCGGCCTTCTTCTCGGCCGGCTTCTGGCGGGCCTTCGTCTTGCCCCGCCGCACTTTCCCGACGTCGGGACGCTGCCCGACCGCCTTCGTGTCCGCCGGCATGTTGTTGACCACTTCAGTCTTTGCCATGTATCAGTCCTTTCTTGAGATCGTGAAGACAGCTGCGCGTCTCGGCGACACCGCGCGCCAGAAACTCCACCGTGTCCGCATCGCTGATGACCGCTGGCTTCTTCCCGATGACGTCGAGGTAGATGGCCGCGAGCTTCTTGCGCTCGCGCTCGAACCGATGACTCCCAACCTTCGAGATCACGCCGTGCACCTGGACTCCGTCCGCCTTGCTCCCGAAAATCGACAACCGACCGCGCGGCATTCAGTCCGCTCCCTTCTCGACGGCGCGGAGCTTCTTCAGGGCCTCCGCGTCGTTGTCCAGCCATGCTCGGCATCCCCAACAGGATGGCTCGGCGCTGTGACGGGTGGGGTCAATGTAGGCCGTGCAGGCCGCTTCCTGCGTCCCCTTCGGCCCGTCCTTCGTGAAGTAGGGGATGTAGTGACTCACCGAATCACCCATCTCACACGATCCGGGTTCCCGCGCGACAGATGGTCTTGGTGAATCTCTTTCTGAATGTTGCATCCGACTTCCTCCAGTACCGCGATATCTCGTCGGGCCGTCCGCTGGCAAGTGTTGAACCGTGCAGCGATCTGTTCGAGTGACAGCGGACGACCCTCTTCTAGCCACCGAAGCAACTTCAGCACCCTGACCACGATGGCGTTTCGGACTGGCCGAGTGTCCATCGCGTTCGGTGCAGGCATCAGAACGCCTGCTCGTCCGGCTTCGGCTGGACCTTCCCCTTGCCCTTGTAGTTCGAGTGCCAGTGCGACCCCACGCTCTTCGCGCTGACGAACGCCGCGTGATCGTCCACGCTGACGCCGTCGTGGACCTCGACGGTCCCGTTCGTAAATTCAACCTCCATCTGTTTGGTGTCCGGATCGTGCCCGACGGCCGCGATGAACGAGGATGTAACCGGTGATCGTTCCATAAGACCTTTCCCTTCCTTTCACCGCGAAGAGTAAGGCTACGGACGTCTTCTTGTCAAGTAGTTAATCGAGGAAGACCTGCGCGCCGGGTTTCCACGTCCCATCCATCCGCCGCAGGCCGAAAGCGTCAAGGTCTGATGGGCCGTACGGCAAGCTGTAAATCGTGGCATAGATCGCGCCGAGTCGCGTGAAGGCACGCAGCTTCTCCTGTAGGTAGGCGAGCTGGGCGACGTCGCCTGTGGGCGTGCTGGCCTGAATCCCGAACTCCGTCACCGCGATCCGATGGCAGCCTGCGGCCTGTTGGAGCGGCGCGAGGATCGCATCACTACTATCCCCGTAGAGATGCACAGAAAAAATCGCCTCACACGGCAGGTTGTCCAACATCAACGAGGCGTAGCGCAGCGTCTCGTCACTGACCGTGGGTTGACACTTCTGGCTGCAATACTTCTTCCCGAGACGTCGGCGATGATGCGTGTCGCTTCTGCCAGCGACCGCACGGCCGCGCGAATCGTCAGCGGGCGGTGATACGCCGCGAGTTCGTTGAGCACCTGCGGATCGAACGGCCCATAGGCCCAGTTGATCCCGAGATGGGGAATGGGCGCGGTGTGCGGCTGGAGGACTGGCGCGCGTAGCGCGCCACAGGCGACGGCCAGCGCCGCCACGCCAAGACTGAGGCGCGTCATGGACACCCGCGCACCGGGCAATGGCAGTGATCTTGGTGGCATTCCTGTTTACACTTTGGGTCTTCGCGGATCTTGATCTCTGTCCGCTGCGTGCCGTGCTCGTCTTCCGTCGCCACGTCGACGCATTCCCGCTGACACGCGCACGGATGCGCCGGGGCCGTCTGCCCCTTCACGACATGCTGGCAGAACTGGCCTGGCGGCAGGGCGGCTGGATGCGCTGGCTGTTGTGCGGCGAGAAGAACCAGGCCCAACAGCACACCGATCAGTCTCACGATGTGGTGAGGCCGTCAACGAGCCACTGCACCCACGGCTGAATCACCGGCCACTTCGCCGCGCTGTCCACCAGCGACCGCCGAGCTGCGACCTGTAGCGCCGCCGGATTCCGATCCATCGCGGCGCGCGCGTCCGCCACGGCATCACGACCGAAGATACAAAACGCCGCCGTGGGTTGAAACTGACAGTCGGCTTCCACGCCGTCACTTGCCCACGTCACCAGCCTGCGGACGTCGAGCGAGCCATCAGGCAGCCGGGGGAGATGTACTCGCACACACGATGTCATCGCGCCGAGCAACACCAGGACGAGGACCAGTTGCATCGGTCCAGTCCCGCCGGTCACGCGAGCCTGCGTCTTCGTCGACGCCTTGAAGTCGCTCAGAAACGTGTCGAGGGTCGTCGCGGCGGTCGGATCGGCCGCGATCGCGGCGAGTAGCCGATTCCGATCTTTGTTCTTGTTGATCCAGCTCCACGCGAACATGCCGCCGGCCGTCACGGCCATCGCCAGCTCGGCGGCCAGCTGGTCACCGAGCCAGCCGGAGAGGAGCCCGCTACCAGGAATCCAGTGCTTCTGCACCGCGTAGGCGACCGCGAGGGTGGCGAAGGCGCGCACCGCGCCGCCTGCGCGCACCGCGACGGCGTGCGTCTGTTCGGTTGTCAGATTGAACATGTTCAGTGCTCCTGTCCCTTCTTGAGGGTGCCGTGGTAGTAGGTGTCGTGTGATTCTAGCTGCTGAACCCGATATTCGAGAATCCCAAGCCACACTGCGCCCGCGATGATCGCGGCACCCACCTTCAAGACCACGTCGACCGGTACGCCGGCAATCGTCGGCGGGTGTTGTGGTTTGCTCATTCCGCTGTCACCGTCAACTGGTCATCGCCAGCCTCGACCGCTGCATCGAGCCGTTCCCGAATCTTGCGCGCCTGAATCATGCAGCCGAGCGAGGCGTCGCCTGGGTGCTCCTTTGAGTCCCCGTGGCAGAGGAAGCTGTCTCGACCGAAGGTGTCTGTCCCTTCGTTCGGGGTCAGACGAAGCGTGAACGGCCCGTGCGGGCCTGGGGCATCGACATGCTCGGCGCGGTGCATCGTCCAGACGCCGCACGGGAGGGGGCCGACGTCGTGCCGATCCTGCATCTCCGTGTTGTTCTTCCCTTCGCCATGCCCGGAATAGCCGGTCGAGATAAGGGTATCCTCGTCGAAGAGTTCCCCGGTGCCTTGCCGATAAAAGAACACTACTTGCCGCCTCCGCAGGCGATCCGCATGGCGTCACTCTTCGCCATGCTCTGACACAGCAGCTCGAGAATCCGGATCTCGCGTTCGCGGGCTTCCTTGGCCGACGCCGCGTCCAGCAGCATCAATTGCTGATGCTGCTCTAAGGCGATCTTCGTCCCTGAGACTTCCTTTGCCATCGAGGCGATGACCCCGTTCGACCACCACAAGATGATTCCGCCAAGAATCAACGCGACGACCATCGGGATGCCGTGCTGCAACGTGAGTTTCAGCAAGACCTCAATCCACCACTGGCCTGATGCCCGCGACGGTTCGCCGGCAGGGGAGCCGTCAGTAGGCGTCATCGTTGGGATCATCCGCGAGCCGAGGCTATCGGAGCCGGAACGTACGCCCCGTCGTTGGCGTTGAAGACAAATCCTTCTGGCACCGAGAAGGTCGCCGTCTTCTCGTCGTACGCCATACCACGAGCCGCTTTGCGGACTTTCAGGTCAGTGACATCGACAAAGATCTGCCGCCTGACGACGCAGCCGTCCTCAGCCGCCGCGTGCTCCGCCTTCCACTCGTCGGCGGTCTGCACCCGCTCAACTGGTGGAACGTATGTATGCCCGACGAGGCCGTCGGCCTTGTGATCGAGATCGTTCCTATCTTTTCCGCACACTTGACAGGGGGCGACGGCCTGCTCTTCTGGTGTGAGAGCGACCGACAGCGGCACATGCGGATTCCAGGACTCTCGGCCAACGCCGTTGCAGTCGCAGTAGAAGACTTCAGCCGGCGGTTCAACACCTTCCGGGAGAAACCGCTCGTGAAACGCCATCCCGCGCGCGTCGATTTCCAGCCACCGATGATCTTTGCTCATAGGTAATGCTCTAAAAGTTGATACGACAAGGTCGGAGGATTATTCGCATCTCCAGTAGCTCGACTTCCAGTGATCGTCGTGCCGTTCGTCAGGACTTCCTTCACGGCCCAAATATCAGTCGTCACCGACGCGGCTGTCGTCATCGAGTAGCCCTGCCACGTTAGCCGCGACTTCAATATATTGACGCTCGTGACGGTGGCGGTCGCGCTCGTGGCCGCGCCGATCGCAATCGTTCCGCGCTGGACACTCTTGAACCATCCTGGGAAATACTCCATGACCTCATACGAAAAGGTCACGGTGCCGGCGAAGCCAATTGTCCCAGTGATGGTCGTACCGTTCGTGAGTGTTGCACGGCCAAACATGACGGCGGCGTTCGCATTTGCGTCGGTTTGGCTTGTTCCGAGAAGGACCAGTTCCGCGTTGTTGGTGTCTACGGCTGTAATCGTAGCGGTCGCTGAAGTGCCAGCCGCCGTCGCGAATGTCCCGCGCTGCACGGTTCGCACAATGGGCAGACGGTTGCCCCAACTGGCAACCATCGCTGCCGATGACGGCCCGACGAGTCGCGTACGAGGATCGAAACGAACTGGCATCGGCCTACGGAGTGATTCGAGCTTTGTTGAGGTAAGAGATCAACAGAGAAAGTCTCTCGGTGTTGTCGCCTACGCTCCCCAATGCGGAATTGCATCCGTGACACAGCAACCCGCGAACCTTCTTTGTCTTGTGGTCGTGATCGACGTGAAACACGTTTCTCTTTCCGGTCGGCGGACCGCCGCAAGCAGCGCATCCGCCGCCCTGAAGGATGAGCATCTGATCAAACTCGCTCAGTCCAATTCCATAGTATTTCTTGAGATTCGAGTGACGATTCTCCAGATACGTCTTCGGACGATGGCGATTCCTGCCGTGCTTCTTCCGCCAGCGTCTCTGTTCTTCGGCTGTGCTCATGGCGTAATCCGCATGACGTAGCCGTACGCCGTGATCTTGTTCGTTGTTGCGGCGAACACCGCGACCGTCAGCGCGCCCGCGCCACCGTCCGACAACAGGAACCCAGGCACGGCGAGAAACAGACCCTGCTTGAACGGGACGTTGACCTTGATAGTCATGCTCGGACTGGTCACGCCGCCGAACTCGACGGTTGCCAGGATGTCCGCCGTGTCCTCGTTCTCAAGCCACAGCCAGACCTCGTCATCCTTCGTGGCGTCGTTGGACGTCACATGGACCGGAGTACCCGGGGTCGCCGTCGCGGCGATGAGAATCCCCAACCCTTTCGAGGAGGCGGAGAGTTTTAGTTTCTTGACTGCGTTGGCCATGAGACTCCCTTATCCAAACACCTGAAGGTAATTGGCAGCGGCGATGCAGCGCACCGCGCTATCACCGAGAGAGCCAATTCCCATGTTGCAGAGGCTACACAGCAGACCGCGCACCTTGCCTGTGCCGTGATCGTGGTCGATGTGCGGCCTCTCCATTTCGGCTCCACAGATCGCGCAGCAGAAGTCCTGCGCTTCGTACTTCGCGTGGAACTGATCAAACGTCAGTCCGAACCTGTTCAACGACCCGCGTAGCGAGAAGAAATACCGTTCGTCGTTGTATCTGGCGTTCTTCACCGCCCTAACCTTCAGCCGATTTTTCCCATTCCACTGGCGCATGTACGCGTTCTTTGCTTCCCGTGACTCACGCTGCGGAGCGGTTTCAGTGTTACGCCTTTTCGCCCACGCCTCGCGCATCGCGGCGCGATCTTCGTCCGTATGCAGCCGACCCATCAGGCCATGCTCCACAGGACAAGGGACATCAGTAAGGCTCCGAACACCTGAAGCTGCGCGTAGTCGTAGCCGCCACCACCCGTCGGCGGGTCCGCCGACATCTCGAGGACGGTCGTGGAGAGCGCCTGTCCAAGCCGGCGCGCCAGCGATGGAGCCACCGTCGTCACGCCACCGCCGGACGCGACGTAGTACGTGGCTCCGGTCGTTAGGCCGACCTGCCCGGTCAACTGTCCAGCCTTTCGCACGGTGAAGGTGTTGCCCGTCGTCACCGTGGCAACCGCTATCGCTACTTCTGGCAGGGTCGAACTGTAGTCGTTGGCCGCGTCGGCTTTGTACGCCCGGCCAGCGGTCTTGCCACCGCTGCCGTCTGATAGATACACCGGGTCGTTGACGGTAATGTTCTCGCCGGCCGTCCATGTCGAATCCTGGTTGCCTGACGAGAGGGGCGTGGCCGGGACATTCAGGCGCGGATAGCCGGGGAGGGAATTGCCGGTGCCGGCGCTGGTCGTCATGTCGATGTCGACCGACGAACCCGGCGTGATCCAGATTTCTACGAAGTTCCCGGAGCCATCCGCCGAGAGCGGGTTGTTCAACTGCACGGCGAGGGTCTGGTCGGTGAAGATCGACGCGTAGTTGCCCGTGCCGGCCGCGTAGACATACAGCTTCGCGTTGGCGACCCGCGCGCCGTTGGCGTCCTGCGCGATATGGATCGGGACCGGGAGCAGCGTACCTTGGGCCATGTGCGCGTCTCTCTATTTGGCGATCGGTTGTTCGGGTGCGTCGATAGTATAGGGCATCTCGCCCTTCCTGAGTGCCCACTGGACGATCGGGTAAATGCCGGATGTCATGGCGCTGTAGATTCTACGGTGTAAGGAAGCCCCGCGATCTTGTTGAGCCGATTCGACAATTCGTCCATGTCGCGCGGCTTCGCGGTCTTCAATCCCGTGTCGACCTTCGTGAGCAGGATGCCGAGCAACGACGCGCGTTCGTCCGGAGTCGCCAGCTCGTAGACCTTCAGCGCCTGCATCAGGTTCAGCTTCTTAAAGCTGGCCTGCATCCAGTTGAACTGGACGCTCTTGACGATCCGCTCGTATTCCTTCGCGGTGAGGTTCCCCGTCTCGAGCGCGTGTTCGATCGTCTCGCTGCCGGTGGCGGACTGCACGGCGACCCGGACCTGCCGGCGGATCTCCGCGTCTTCTTCCTGCTGCTTGGTCTTCGGCGTCGGCGGCAAGTACTCCCAGATCTTGTCCTCGGCCACACTTCGCAGCTGCCAGCGCGGCGTGGGCACCGTGGGCTTCAGCGCCGTCTTCAGCGCCTCCGCCACCCGCTGCAACTTCGTCGCGCCCGGCTCGGCGTGTCGCTCGGCGTTCTGAATCGGGATCGGCGTGGCCGCGCTGAGGACGTGCTTGACCGCGTCCAGCAGCTCCTTCGTCCACGGATCGTCCGGGTCCCAGACCTGATTGCGGTTGTAGTCTTGGTTCTCGATCGCCTCGAGCAGCGACGTGTAGAGCGACTGGACGCTGCCGAGCGCGGCCCCCTTCGCGTCATGGGTCCACGTCTGCAACGTGCGGAGGTAGCCGATGACGTCGTCGCGCCGCTCTTCGCCCGTCGACGGATCGATCTCGCCGTTCTTCGGGTGGAAGAAGTCCTTCCGGTCCTTCGGCCATTTCCCGCTGGTCAGCTTCATCCAGGCCGCGCCAAGCATCATGAAGACGAGCAGCGTCGAGATCAGGTGGAGCATCTTCGGATGAATCGGCGGGAGCTTCGCGCCGCCCGCGTTCTTCACCGTCCGGCCGATCTGCGCCGGAATGGCCCCGCCAAACTCGCGGAAGCTGCCGCCAGTGAACCCGACCGCGCGGATGACCGACATCAGCGCGTCCTTGAAGGCGTTGTTCCAGTACAGATTCTCGTAACGGAGCAACCCGAACCGGTTGTCCATCGAGTCCCAGACCTCGCGCAGGCGCTGGTCCTGCTGCGCGATCGTCGCCGTCCCCATCGTCGCCAGTTCCATCCGCGCCGCCTGAAGGTAGGCCGCGACCTTCAGGTACGGCACCCACGTCGACATCATCAACTGCGTCGGAGCCGCGATGGCCGCGAACGGACCGACCAGCGCCGCGCCAGCGCCATGCAGCAGCGCACCGCCGACGTCCCCGCGCTGGAGCGCGCCCGCTGCCGCCCGGCCTTGCCGCATCAGCTTGTTCGGTGCGCTCATGTGCTCGAGGCGCGACCAGCCGACACCGCCACCCCCTCGGATGATGAGCGACAGGTCGTCCGTCAGCGCGTGGCCGCTGCCCGTCAGGTCCAGCGTGTAGTACTCGTGGACGGCCTTATACCCCCGCACCAGGTCGGCCAAGACGCCGTGTGGGCCAACCTCAAGGGCTGTGCGCCCTGCCGCCGCGAACTGGCCGCGCTGCGCCTGGTCGAGCGCCAGCGTGAGCTTTGACGTCACCGACTCCCACCCGGTCAACCAGAGATGGAACGTCGACCAGCCGAGCAGGGCCTGGGTGTGGAGGTTTGAGGCACTCCGCACAAGGTCGAATGCCTTACTCTTCCCGACCAGACCCGCCGACAGGTGGTTCTTCACCAGCTGCACGAGTTCCGGCGGACCGTAGTAGCGGCCGGCGACGAGCCGCCCGAACGGGACGCGCGCCTCTTCGCCACTCTCGGTGATGAACGTGGGCGGGGCGTAGACGGTGCCGACGAACGCCTCCGGATACGGAATCCAGTTCTGCCCGATCCGCTTCTCCCGGATCAACTTCCGGCGCTGGCCCTCTCCGACGAACTTCAGCAGGCCCTGACGCTTGAACGCCTTCCGCATCTCGTAGGCTTTGACCGAGTTCGCCATCTCCGCGACCTTCCGCATCAACTGCGTGGCCGGGTTCCAGCTGACCGGCTCGAGATTGTGCTTCTCGATGCCTTCGCGGGTTGTGGGAATCGTGCGCCGCTTCCGATAGGACTCCGGCCCCTGAATCGGCCGGCGGCTGAAGACGGCCCGGATCGCCTTCTCGAGCGTCGTCCCCCGCTTGACCCATTCGTGCGGCCAGTAGTGCTCGATGTACGCCTTGATGAGGCCGCGCTTCGTGACCTGGTCGGTCCAGTAGTCCACGATCGTCTTCAGCGCGTCGGCCATCCGAATCAGATCCGGATCCCCGAGCGACGACGTCGGCGTGACGCCTTCCATCGCGTCCCAGAAGGCGAGCGACTGATCGTGTGACCAGCCGTCCATGACGCGCTCGGTGGCTTCTACGGCCGTCTGGAACCGCGCCAGCGTCTGATCCCGCGCGGCAATCGCCTTGCTCAACACCGCTGCCCCGGCGCGCGTGTCCGGTGTCCGGGTGTCCGGCGCGAAGACGAACCGCGCGATGTCCACCAGGTTGACCAGTTCGTCCGCGATCGGCTTCAGCGGCTCGAGGCTGACGAACCCCTGTTCATTCGAGGCGTCCGCGTGCGCCGGCAGGGCCTTTGCCTGAAGCGCCGCACTCGCCGCCGCGCCTTTGGCCGCGCTCTCTGCCGTCAGTTCCTTCTCAAGCGCCGCGATCCGCTCCCGTGTCTTCGTGAGCTTGGCGACTGCCGACGACGGCGAGTTGAGCGTGGCCTCGGCGTGCGAGATCTTCTCGGTCGCCTGCTGGATGCCGGCCGTCAGATCGTTGCGGTGGAGCGGCAAGCTCTCGTAGGCGTTCACGAGGCTGGCGATCGGGTCCTGGCCCTTCCCGAACGTCGCGTAGTCGTCCGGGTCGTCCTGGTGCAGCGTGACGGCGCTGCGATTGATTGCGCCGATATCCTCGCCCTGCATCGTCAGCGCCACGCGCTTGTACAGCTTGTCGACGATGAAATGCTTCTGCTGAATCTTGCCCGTCTTTTCGTCCTGGACGTCCCGCCACTCCGGTTCCTTCCGTTTGAAGATCTCCCAGGTGGCCGTGATGTCTCGATCGCCCATCCGTCCGATGACGGCCTCGTGCGTGAACGAGTCGCCCATCGCCGGCGTCGGACGCAGGCGCTTCAGAATCGCCGCCTGGGCCTCCGCTCGGTCGGTGTACGTCGTGTCTCCGATGGTCAACTCGAAGCCGTCTTTCCGCTTCGACTGGTAGGAGTCCTCGATCCACTTCTCCAACTGCGAGAGGTCCCGATTGAGCCAGCCCAGACGCTCGGTCGAGTTGGCGATATCGGTCTTCGCTTGCCCGAGGGCGCGCGCGGCCGAGGACGCCTGCGCCTCGAGGCGCGGTAGGACGCTCTTTAGGTCGGTGAGTTCGACGGTGCGCGGGTCATTGGACGACCGCATCATCGCCTCTTCGAGCGACATCGTGTTCGGGTCGACATCCTCCATCGTGGACAGGTTCCCCTTCAGGAACTGCCGCACCTGGTAGTCCTTCGTTGTCGTGATGCCCCACGTCCACTCGTCGGTCGTGCCCTGCGTGACGAACCGCACCAGCCGGACCTCTGGATACGTGTTGCCTTGCCTGATGATGCGTCCCATGCGCTGCCGAAGATCGCCGGGCCGGCCGTGACGCGGCGGGTCGATCTCCCACATGGCCGACAGGCGCGTCTGGACGTTCATGCCCACGCCACCCTTGTCGGTCGACGCGAAGACGAACCGCACGCGGCCGTTGTTCGCCGCCTTGAACAACTCGATGCGCTCGGCCGAGGAATTGGCTTGGTGTAGATACGCGATCTCGTGCGAGGGCACGCCCTGCTTGACCAGCAGCGCCTTCAGCGCATCGTAGAGATTGAAGCCGCCCGCCTCCGTCGCGTCCAGCGCGTCCTCGACCAGATCCTGCTCGTTGGCTTCACCTTCCGTCTCGTCATCGACCTTGAGCTTGCCGAGGAACTCGAGCGCGCCGGGGTTCGGCGGTGTTCCGAGGTCCATGAAGACCAATTGGACGCCCTTCTCGGCCTTCGTCGCCTTGTACTGCTCCACCATCATCTTCGCCGCGACCTGGAGACGCGAGCCGGGGGTGTCTTTGGCGCGATTGCCGAGGATCAGCCGCAGGTCGATCGCGGCCTTCTTCGCGTCGGTCATCACGGTCAGGATGTTGTCGTGCTTGCCCATCCCCTGCCCGGTCAGCATGTCCATCCGCTCCGGAGCGACGTAGGTGCCGTCGCGCTTGATGTGCGGGGGGTTCGCTTTGATCGCCGCCAGGCGCTCGGTGAACCATTCGCGCGCGCGGTCATACATCGGGGCCGGCTGCGTTTGGACGATCTCGATCTTGCCGCCGGCAATCTTCGGCAGCTTCAGGTAGGGCATGTCCTCCCACCCGACGTAGTCCATGACCTCCCGGACCATCTTCGACAGCGTCTGGAGGTTGCTGAACGACGCTAGACGCATGACTTCGTGGTAGGTGCCGTCCTGGCGCTGTTCCGTCACCATCTTGGCGTGCGCGAACATCGCGTACCAGTTGTCGAAGTTCTCGAGGCCGTACTTCTTCAGTGTCTGCGGTTGCAGATACCGCTGCATCGTGAAGACTTCCCCGATCGAGTTCATCACCGGGGTCGCCGTCGCCAGCACGATGTTCCGGTAGTTCGAGTTCTCGTTGATGTCGCGGATCTTCACCAGCAGGTCGAGCGACTTGTCGGCCGTGCTCCGGCTCAGGCCGCGCATGTTGTCGATCTTCGAGTGGAAGAAGAGGTTCTTGAAGGCGTGGGCTTCGTCCACCATCAGCGCGTCGACGCCGAGCTGATCCCAATACATGTTCGTGTCGTTGCCCTTGTCGATCGAGTCGGTCAGCGCCGCGACCTTGTCCTCCATCTTCCGGCGCATCCGCTGCATCTGCTTGACGGACGGGCTTTCGTCGTCGCCGTTTGCGAGTTCGGCCGCAATCAGTTCGTCAATCCATTCCTGCGTGACGGCCTTGATCCGCTCCGGCGATGACTTCAGCAACTCGAACGACGAGTGCGGCACCAGGACGATGTCCCAGTTCCCGAACGCGATCCGGGCCATCGCTTCGCGCCGCTTGGACGCCTCGAGGTCCTTTTCATCGAACGCCAGCACCTTCGCCGCCGGGTAGAGCGTCTTGATATCGCTCGCCCACTGGCGCAGGAGATACGTCGGAACGGTGATCATCGGCTTCTGGGCGCGGCCGGTGCGCCGCATCTCCATCGCCGCCGCGATCATGGCGTAGGTCTTCCCGGCACCGACCTCGTGCGCCATCAGCGTGTTGCCGGTGGCGAGAATCCTCCAGACGACGTTCTTCTGGTGCGGGAAGAAGTGCAGGACGTTCCCGGCCGCATCCGTGATCGTCGCCATGCCTGGGAACGTCAGGTGCGACCCGTCAAGGGTGCGCTCGACCGTCCGGTTGAACCGGGCGTTGTACTGCTCGAGTAGGGCGTCGATGACGGCGGGGTGCTTATAGACGAACTCGGTCCAAGCGTCCCGCAGGGCCTCCACGTTGGCCCGAGCCGCCAGCGTGTTCTTCGGCTCTTTCACGTAGTGACGCGACCCGTCGACCTCGCGCACGTAGTGGCCGAGGTCAGGCGTCCGGAGATTCAGCGCGTCATTCAGGAGATCAAGGAAGCCGTAGACCTCCGGCTGCGTCTCGGCGTCGTCGCCAGCGCCGTACCGTACCGCCATCGGGTGCTGCGCGGAGGCGCGGACCGCGCTGTCTGAGAACCCGCCGGTCCATGTCACGAGCGCCGCCGTGCTCTCGACCGTGTACCGAACCCCGCCGCGTAGATGAAGCTGCTCGGCCGCGAACGCCGACAGGTCCGACGGCGGCACCCAGTGCGACCCGAGGCCGATCGCCACCGCGCCGGACGCGACGTCGTCCGCCGTCTTCGGCGCTGGCTGAACCGCCTTCAGCGCCTCAATGTTCGGTGCGAACTTTGGATCATGCGCGGCTTCGGCGTCCGCCAGCTTCGAGACGACGTCACCCGAGAGATATTCCTCTCCGAGGACGACCGCGCCGTCTGGCTGCTCGAAGACGATGCCGGCGTGAAGTAACGCGGCCTTGAGATCCTCGACGTCCTGCCCGCTGATCTCGGCCATGTACGGCCAGTCCAACCGACCGTGGAGGCCGAGGGACGCGAAGAGCGCCGCCTCTGGGGTGTCGACGTGCGTGATCAGCGGGTCCGGATTAATGACCCGCTTCGTGAAGATGTCCGCCGGGCCGGTGACTCTGTAGAAGATCTTGAGGACCGGCTCCCCGTCTTTCTGCTCGATCTTCGTTTGTAGTTCGAGTTGCTCGAGGCCCGTCAGGTTGGCGCTTTCCGGATCGTTCTTGAACAGGCCACGATTCTTGCGGCTGTTCAACTCGCCGTGCTTCTGGACAAACTGCTGATACAGGCTGCGGAGCGCCCGCTGATGGTCCTTGATCTCCTTATCCGTCGATTCCCGGTTCTGCATCGCCGCGACCGTGGCGCGCAGGGCATCCCGGATGGCGATCATCCCCTTGATGCGGTGGACCGCCTTCGTGTCCACGATCTTCTCGCCCGTCTCCTTGATGAGACGCATCGGCGTGGCATCGCTAATTTCGCCCGTCGGACCGACGCGATCGATATTGCCCGTCTGGGGGTTGACGCGCAGTTCGCCGGCTTTGAACGCGCCTTCCGCCACGGCCGTCGACCGCACCGCCATCTCGCGGACCGCCGGCACGTACGTCCCTTGTGGCAGCAACGTCTTCAGGGCGTTCGCCATCGCCTCAGTGACGTTCGGCGTCGTCGCCGTGACGGTGTACTCGCCCCCGCCGTACATCGTGCCTTCGCGCGACTCGGTGCCGAGGATGTACTCCGGATGCGCGGTATACCAGGACGACCGCGTGATCGTGCTGTCCTGCGTCCGCCCGCGCGAGTAGACCGACTTCGTGAGGCCCTCGTGCTTCGGGGCTTCGATGAACAGCTTGCTCTGGACCGGGTCCGGCGTCTCGCCAGGCAGCAGCCGGCGCAGGACGATCAGGTCGGTGATGACCTCCGTTTTGGCCGACTTCCCGAAGGCTGTATTTGGCAGGCGGATCGCGCCGACAAAGGCCGCGCGCTCCATCAGGTAGCTGCGGATGCGCGTGGTGACGGCCGCGTCCATCGTGCCTTTCGAGGTCACGAAGACAATCAGCCCGCCCGGCCGGACGTGCTCGAGCGCCTTGCCGAAGAAGTAGTTGTGGATCATCCCCCCTTGCTTCGGGTCCGTCAGCAGGCTCGGCATGTGCTTGTCCTGCACGCCGAAGTCTCCGAAGGGCACGTTGCTGATGACCAGGTCCTGCGTCCCGCGCGCGATGCGGGCGTTCTCATAGCCGACCGGCTGCACGCGCGCCGAGGGATAGAGATGATGGGCGATGGCGGCGGTAAACGGCTCCTGCTCGACGGCGTTCAGCGTCGAGGCGTCCCGGACGTCCGGCGGCATGTAGCCGAAGGCGTGCCCGGTGCCGACGGCCGGCTCGAGGATGCGCCCGCCCGTGAAGCCGGCGTTGACCAGCGCCTCCCAGATCGGCCGGTAGAGATCGAAGGTGAAATGGGCGTTCGGGGTCGACCGCTCGAGAGCTTTCCGCTCGTCCGCCGTCAGGTCGGTCTTGATGCGCTCCCAGATCGCGCGCTCGTTCTTGCTCCAGCCGGCGTCGGGATAGTCACTGAGGAATTTGGCGAGTTCACTCGCGCCCCATCCGACGTACTTCGCCAGGATCTCCTGTTCGTCTGGCGTGGCGTAGCGGTTCTCGGCGGTGAGCCGCTTTATGAGGTCGACGGCCTCGAGGTTGCCTCGGGCGCGTTCGAGCGGGCCGCGTCCGATGATGGCGGCGATGCGCTCGGGCGTGAGTTGGTAGTCGAGGGCGGCGTGCCCTGGGTCGTGGGTGGCTCCGGTGGGACCATGAGCCACTGATTCTCGAACATCCGTCGCGCCTGGAGTTCGTGCAGCCCCGGATTCTCCGCCATCGCTCGCAGCGTGTGGTACTCCGTCAGGTGCGCGGCTGCTCGAATCGCCGTGTCCAACGCCTCCGGCCCCTTCCGGTTCAACTCGGCTACCGCTCGCGGGAGGAACCGCTCCCAGTGCGCCTTCGCCTCCATCTCGTACGGCGTCAGCGGCTGGTCCTCCAGCGACAGGTAGTTGTCCGGCGTCAGTTCCACTGGTTGCGACATCGGCTTCCTTTACTGTGGGCGCTTCCGTCGAGGCTGTCAACGGGGCAGCGACCGGCGCAGTTCCGACGATCCCCTGCAAGATCTTGGTCAGCCGATCGTGCTCGGAGAGGTAGGCCGACGTGTTCCCAGGCGCGGCAATCTTCTTGTACCAGACCTTGTTACCCTTCGCCCATTTGAAGCCTTTGGCCTTCAACTGCTCGAGGACTTCCTGGGCCGGCTTCGACGCGAATTTGACCTCGACGCCCCCGTTCTGGGTGTTGTGGCGGATCTCCGCGCCCGCCAGCTTCGGCTGCTCGAGTACCGCCGGAGGCGCGGACGTCGCCGGCAGCGTGACCGTGCGAGGCGCGGCACCAGGCCTGAGCGACTGGATGACCAGATCCACCGCCGGCTTCGGCGTTGCGGCCGCGTGCTCTCCGAGCATCACGCGAAGTTCAGAATCAGACACCCACCGACTCGTCACTCGGCCAGGGGCCATCACTCCGCTGGTTGGAGCCAGCGTTGTCCCGACCTGCTCGAGCTGCGTGCCCTTGCCGTGCTCCTGATACTTCAGGACACGCCACGTCTTCCCCTCGGCGTTGAACGTGGTGCCGACGCCCATCTCCGGCGCTGGCGTCTCGACGGTCTTCGCCTTCGGCGCTTTGTCCTTCAGCCAGAACTCGGCCTGTGACTGCAACCGCTCCGGCGGCATCTCCCTGAGAGCTTGGCGGAAATCCTGATCGTTCGCATTTTCGGCGCGCTGAATGTCCGCGTGAACGTCGTCAGCCGTCGGACGAATCGTGCCGGCGCGGGTGCCGTCCGGCATCAAGAGCGAATAGCCGGCCGTGCGCTTCTCGACCGGGTCCACCATCTGCACGCCGACAGGGAACCCATTGCCTCGATACCACTTTCCGTCCGTGCCCTTGAGTTCTGTGACCGGGGCGACCTCTGGGCGTGGGCGGTGCGCGGCCGTCACGATCCGCTCGATCAGGTCCGCTTGTGGTGATGCTTCCAGTTCCCCGCCCCGTAGTGTCGACTCGGGCTGCTCGACCGTGGGGATGGATGCCGGTCCGCGTTCGACAGGGCGATCGCTACGATCTGCCGGTGCGACCGTGGCCGGGACCCGTGGTGTGTCAGTTCCGAGATGTTCTCCGAGATCGTTCTCCGGCTGCTGCCCGGCTTGAGTGGCATCGGCTCCCTCCAGTTTCTGCGCTGCAGCGGCATACAGCTGGTCCGTCTTGGCTGCTCCAGCCTTTCGCAGCGCGTCCTGTTCCTCGAGTACGCGCTCCAGTGCCTTGATCTCTGGTTCAACAGCGACCGGTCCCGACGTCGGGACGGGAGGCTCTTCTCCGACCGCCGTAAACTCATGGCCTGGGGATGGCTCTCCAGTGAACCCGCGTCGGATCGCGTCGATGTCCGCTGCCGGCGTACCTTTGGGAGCCTCTGTGAACAACTCGACAATGGTCCGCACGTCGCTAGGGCCGTTCGGCCCGTCTGCGGCAAACGGCACAGCGCGTCCACCTGGAATGTCTCCAGGACCGTAACCCGCATAAGCCAGCTTGGCCGACAACGCCAACGGGCGTGCGGCAGACTTCGCTGCGTCGAGTGCGGCCTCGACGCCCTTATTGCCAGCCTCGATCACCTTCTTGCTGCTGATGCCGGCGGCGAGCAAGGCGGCGATATTACCAGCCAGGCGTGCATCCGTATCCGTCCCACCGTTGGACTTCACGAAGGCATACGTCGCCTTCTGGGCCGCCATCGTCGCGGCGATGCCGACGGCCGCGTGCGCAGGCGCAGCCGCGCCGAGCGTGACCATCAACGGCTTGGTTAGTTCAAATAGTCCTTCGATTGCCGCCGATGCCGCGTTCCGGTCGTGGTCGCTTTTCCACAGCACTTGCCCGGCGTCCAACGTGCTCTTGATCGCCGTCGCGCTTGCGCCGATCTTCTGCATCGCGCCCACGGGGTCCCAGACGTTCCGCGTGTCGCCTACAGGACGGCCATTCACAAGCGGCGGTCCATCTGCTTTCGGTGGCGCAACACGAGGCGCGGCTGGCAACCCGGAGGCGTCGACATGGAGGAACTGGACCGATTCGCCCTCCTTGACGTGTGGTGTCGGCGCTGGTCCAATATGCGCTTCTGGACGACGAATCGTGGCCCCTTCGGCTCGAGCTGCGGCCTCGACGTCGAGCGGGGCCTCGGCTTTCGGCGCACCGACGCGCGCGCCGGCCGCTTTAGCGATCGCGTCCCAGTCTTCAGCTTTCTGTTCCGGCTTGAACGCCATGACGCCGCTGTACTGCGTGCTCGGCAACGTCGGCGGCGTGACCTTCGCGCCAGCGTCTGCCGCCAGCGTGTCGAGGTCGAGGTCGTCGCTCATTTTTTAACGGTCAGGTTGTGCTTCTTCAGAAACGCATCGAGCGCGGCCTGGTCCTTGAACCACGCAATGTTCCCGCTCGGAAGGTGCAACGGCACTTCTCCAGCCGCCGGAGCGGTCGTCGCCGGCTTGGCTGGCGCGGCGGGCGCGGCCGGCGCTGGCGGTGGAACCGGCGCAACCGGTGCGGCAGCGGCCGGAGCAGCGGGAGGCGCGGGCTGTGCCGGCGCTGGCGGCGGCGCGGCGGGCTTCGGCGGCGGCTGGCCCTGCGACCCGATCTGGAGGTTGTACGACGTCAGGATCTCGGCCTTCTTGGCGTCGTACTGCGCCTGCGTCATCCCGAACGGCCCTTTCAGTCCGCGCTTTGTGCCGTACTCGGTGTCGAGCGCCTTCAGCGCGCCCATCTTCCAGCGTTCGGCCGCTGCCACGCTCGCCCCGTGGTCGATCATCGGGAACTTGAACCCGGCCTTGTGCAGGTCGCCGGCAATCTGCGTCCGCGCTGTCTCGGTCAGCTGGTTCCAGATATGCGGGTTGTCCTGGACGGCTTTCGTCAGTTCGCTCCGGTCAGCCGTGGTCAGCTGCCCTTCCGGCCCCTTCACGAACTCCACGACGTTCTTCAGCGGCACCCCAGGCGCGTCCGGGGCAAACCACTGGTTTTTCTCTTTATCGAACCCGGCGCTGAGTAGGACGCGCTTCCCGGCCACGGTGGCGATGACGTTCTTCGGTTCGTACGTCGTCTCCTTCGGCTTCTCGAGCAGCACAGCGGCCTTCTGCGGCGAGACTTTCGGATCGAAGGTCTGATCGAACCGGCCGATGATGGCGTCCGCCACGTCCGGCGGCACCAGCTGCTTGACGCCAGCCAGCGTCTTCGCCCACTCCGCCGGGTTGTCGACCGTCCGGAGGTAGTTCGCCGTCGACGTCGTCATCTTGTCGATCAGCTCGGCCTTCGTCGTGGCCCCCGTGAGCGCCGCGCGCGCTTCCGCCGCCGCTTCCTTCCGGTAGCTGAGGGCCTCGGTGACACTCATCCCGAGGGTCCGCATCTTCTGGACGGTGTCCGGGTTGTACTCGTCCGGAATCGACGCGCCGACACCGGGCGTCGGCTTTCCCGTGGCCGGGTCCACCGGGCCGGACAGCAGCCCGCGCAACTGCGGGACGATCGACTTGTAGACCTCGCTCGCTTTGGCGAGGCTGTCCGGGTCTTTCGGGTCGGCCTCCGGCACCGAGCCGATCAGCTTCGTGGCCTGCTCGAAGTTGTCCTTCTGGACCGTGAGTTCCTTGATGTGCGTGTCGAGGCCCTTGTTGCGCTCCACGTTCATCTGGGTGCGGAGCTTCGTCGACGCGCCGATCGCGCCGGCCTTATCGAGCGACATCAGCGCCGCGTTCGGATCGCCACCGGCCGCGCGCATCGCCTTCTGCATCGCCAGCGTGTCGTTCGTGTCTTCGAGCGCCAGCGTAGCCTCAGCGCGCTTGGCCTGCGCTTCCGGCGATCGGTACTTCAGGATGTCGTTCAGCGTTTGACCGACGGCTTGGCCGACGCCCTGAACAGCCCCCCCCCATGCCTGCCCGGCGACCTCCGCGCCGCGCGCCCGCGCAGCACCGCCCGCCATAATGGCGTTCGTCACTGGAGACGAGTCCTGCTGATATGCCTGGAAGACGAATTGTCCGGACATTTAAGCTGCCTTCTTGGAACGAGCGCGGGTCGCCGCGCCGATCTTGGCCCGTGTCTCAGCCGAACAACCGTGGCCGAGGGCGGACGCTCGGATCTTGGCTCTGGATTCAGGCGTGTGCCTCCGACCCTTCCATACGCCAGCGACTTTCGCGCGATGCTCAGGAGACAGCGGAACGCCTTTCCGCGTTAGACCTTGCTTGACCCTCCGGGCGGGATCGGCCATTCTTCTGGCTTGCGCTGCGCTGAGATTCGCGCGACGTTCTTCCGTGAACACTTTGCCTCTATTTCCTTCCGCAATCTTTGCTCGATGTTCGGGCGACTTCGGTACCCCTCTCGGGCTAGGAGGTTTGCCAGCGACCCGCGAAAGGTTGTAGAGCTGCTCAAAGAAGGCGTCTAGGTAACGCTGCTCTGACGCCAACAGGTTGACCTCGTCTACTTCTTCGAGAAGATCGAAATCGAACGACACCTCGCCGTGTTTGTTCCACGCGAACTGCAAACGTGGGTTCTCATGCGCCCCGCGTCGGAGAAGCGTCCGGTGATTCATCAAACGTCGCATGACGTGCGTAGAACTGCCGACGTAGTGTCGGTTGGTCGCACGATGCGTGATGGCGTAGATACCGCTGATACTCATCGCTCTATTGATTCGCTGAAATTCCAATCTTTTGTTGATCAGATAAAACTTGGTACGGCCACTGTTCGTTGTACTTGAACTGGTCGTAGTTCTGAAGGTAGCTCTTCCAGCTGTTGTCGTTGTTCATGCCGGTGGAGCGCATCGCGGCATCGAACGGCATTTGGTACTGCGTCGAGACGTTCGTATTGTATTTGTTCAGGTCCGCGTTCGCGCCGGTCAGCCAGTTGTTCAGGTCCCCGGACGTGTTGGCCTGCCAGGTGTTGAACCCTCGGTTGTAGACGTTCTGGTAGTTCTGGTTGGCAAAGTTCTGGTTGTACTTGAGGATGTCCTTGAGCGTCCCTCCGCTCCGCGTGAGGCCACGGCCCGCCGCGCTGTTCTGGATCCCCTCGGTCCCTTCCTGAAGGGCGAGCTGGAACCCAGGTTCGTCCCGCGCCTGCTCGAGCGTCGGCGCGTCGAACTTTTGAAAGACGGGCAGTTGCCGGCTGAAGCTGAACGGCGCGATCGGAGAGCCGCCCTGCCCAAAGACGGGCGCGTTCTGCGGCGTCCAGCTGCCGGTGAACGGCGCGAGGATGTCGCGCATGGTCCCTTGACCACCGCTGTTTCCTCGTGATCCGTACGCTTGCGCTTCCGCCGAGTTGGCGATCTGATTCTGAATCGTGCCGAGGTCCAGGCCGCTATTCAACCAGCCGTTAATTTCGCTGGCGTTGCCACCGCGCCCGAGGAAGGTCGAATAGAAGCCCGCCACGGCGTTGTAGTTGTTACCTGGGTCGCCTACGCCTTGCGGGCCTGGATTCTGCGGGCCAGCTGGCGGCGATGTGGTCTGTGAGGGGTCCCCGTTCGACCCCGTCGGGTCGCCTGTGCCGTCAATTTGGCTCTGCGTTTCGGGCGCGGCCGTCTCGACCGAGTAATTCAGTCCTGCGCCAGCGGGATCGACCGGCGGTGGAGCCGGCGGCGCGTTGTTGGCGAACCAGTCGTCCTGCTGCTGTTCACCGTACGAGTCGTAAATGCTGCCAGCCATCTATGTCACCTGCCCTGACGCGGCCACGATAGTCGCGCCTTTGGACTGGTAGTGCGCGACCTGGTTGGCCGGCACCTGCTGCGTCCGTCCGTTCGGCGCGCGCATCATCACCATCGGCGGCGCGCCGCTCGTCATCTGCGCCGGCTGACGCACGCCGCCGGCTGCGCTCGGCCCCATCGACGCCAACGGCGCGACCAGCATCGAGTTCAACGTCGGCATCGACGTGTAGACCTGCCCGCCTCCAGGCGCGGCGAAGGGCGGTGGCGCTCCAGCCGTGGTCGCCTGCGGCACGTCCGGGGCCGGCGCTTGCCCGGTCTGGGTCGTCGCCGTCGGAGCCGTGCCCCAATCCGGATTCGGCGGTGGCGCGATGTTCGCCATCGGGATGTGGAGCATGTCCGACAGCGTGTTCGTCGCGCTGACGCCGAGGCCACGATACGGGGCCATCCGCTGCTCGTGCGCGAGGTACTGCGCCCAGTTGTTTTTCTGCGTGAGGTCGAACTGGCGCTTGTTCTCTGAGAGTTGCGCCTCCGCGACCTTCTCGGCACGCGCGGCGGCGTCGGACGTCGCGCTCGCGCCCTCGTGGGCGGCGTCCGCACCCATCTTGCCGGCGACGATGACGCCAGTGGCTCCAGCGATACCAGCGATCGCGGTGCCGACGGCGGCGCTTGTGCCTATACACATCGGGCGACTCCATGCCGATTCGCTCGCATCCGGGCACGAGCTTCAGCTGTGTGGCGTTTTCCTGTCATTCCGACTGTTGGCGCGCGGCCCATCCGAGACGCGCTCATCTTCGCGCGTGTTGACTCGCTGAGACGTCGGCCGCTATTCCTGTTTGAACGCTTCAACGCAGCGCGATGGCGTTCACTGAAAGCAACGCCTGGGGCGTTTGGACAGTGAGCCATCTTCGACAGGTTGTAGAGGTCATCGAAAAAGGCGTCGAGATACATCTGCTCTCTGCGGAGAAGATTCTCGGCGTTGACCTCTTCGATTACCTCGAAGTCGAAGGCGACCTCGCCGTGCATGTTCCATGAACTCTGGAGCCTGACGTTTCCATGATTACCAGCGCGCAGGTCCTGCAGGTGCTGACGAAAGCGGTGCTCAACATCGTTCGAGCTGCCGATGTAGTGTCGGCCGGTAGTCCGGTTCGTGATCGCGTAGATGCCAGTCATCGTGTCGGCTCCGTGAGTAGCCCTCGGCCGAAGACCAGCTGAATCAGCCGCGCGTCAACGCCGGCTGTTCCGTAGTTCTCGTGAATCGCCCGCGAGTGAAACATCGGCGCGGAGAAGACAAGCAGGCGGTTGAACTTCGCGTCCACCGTGCGCCAGCGCCGCCAGGCCGACAGATCGCGCCACGTCGGCCACTCGGCATGGAAGTCAGCTTCCGTCTTCGCCTGACTCGCCCGCGCGCCCGTCGATCGGCTCTCCCAGAACGTCGTCCCGTCGCCCTCGGCAGGCTCCGGGTTCAAGTACAGGATGGCCGTCCAGTCGCCCATGTCCCGGTCGGTGTGGATGTAGTTCGGCTCCTGCTGGCCGGCGGGACTCTGCCTGAAGAACGTCAGGCCGGTGTCGACGCCTGGGAAGAGTCGCCGGAGGGCCTCTGGCAGCGTCGGATCAGCGCAGGGCGCGATCCCGTGGAAGATGACGCCCTCGGCCACCGGCACGCTGCTGAACGGCAGCGCCAGCGCGCGCGCGCGGTACTTGAGGGGGTCCGGCAGGACGTCGTCAAAGACGTGGACGGCCGACAGCCTGGGGTCTTCAGCCGCGAGCGACTCGAGCCGAGGCGCACCCTGCGCCGCCATCTGCCGGCATCCGTCGATCCGTTCCTGAAGGGAATCCATCACGCCACCTTCCGCATTGGTTGCAACCGCTTCTGCCAACCCACTTCGACGGCCGCGTAGCCGAGGCGTTCGTAGATGGCCCCGACCTCGATCGACGGCGCGATCATCTGCACCATCGACGCGCCGTGCCGACCCGCCCACCGCTCGAAGATCTTCAAAAGCTTGATGCCATGCACCCCGAACCGGTGTCTCGGTTCGACCCACCAGAACATCTCGGCGGCGGTGCGCTCGCCGGAGATGAAGTGGTCGAAGAGCAGTCCGCCGAGCATCCCGACCAGCGCCGCGTCCGACTCCGCAACCAGGAGGATCTGGTCGGGGCGCTCGATCAGCGCCGTGGCCGTCGCGTACATCTGCGGGACGTTCTCCGCAATGACGTTCGTGTAGTTCAGGGAAGACCGAAAGTGACGCCCCATTGTAACGACAGCGTCAAGGTCCGCGATCGTGGCTTGGCGGATCATCAGTTCTGCGCCTCAAGGCTGATGTCGACGTCGTACGCCATCGCGGGCACGCCGGCCGAGACGTAGGTGGTCGACCAGGTAATCGGAGACGCCTGATCACAGACGATCGGCATCACTTTGCCCTCCACCGAGGACGTCGTATTCGTCGTCAGATTGGTCGTGGACTGCGAGCACGCCACCCCGTTGTTTGTGTAGCCGATCGTGACGAGGATCTGACTGTTCGTGCCGGCGGCGGTCCGGACCTTCACATGCACCGTCGCCCGGTAGCGCCCTTGCGCCAGCGCCGGCAGGACGATCGCCGTCACGGCCTGCGCGGCGGTTAGCCCCTGTTTCGAGACGACGGTGCCGAACTGGGACGGGGCGGAGTTCAGCCGCTTCAGCAGCGACTGCCAGATCCAGTCGTACCAGCGCGGATTGATGCGGAGGTCGCCGCGATCCTCGTTGACCTGGAGCCGTTTCTTGGCGGCGTCCGACAACAGGACGATCGGCTCCTCGAGCGGGGCGTCTTCGACCTGCGCGACCGCCATTACGATGTGCCGGCATCGACGGTGATGTACGCGTCAGTAATCCGGAGCGGCACCGGGGCGTCGTAGGTCAGCCGGTCCGCGTGGTCACGCGCGGCGTGCATCGTGCCCCATCGCACGCGCGTCTGGTAGCGGCCGGCGACCCCGCAGCTGCGCGCGCGGCGATGGCCGAAGGTCTTGCCGCCGTCCTTGCTCGACTCGAGATACAGGAAGGGGTTGCTGCCCGCGCCGTTGTAGTTGGCGAGGCCGACCTCCATGTACACCTCGAGATCCGAGTAGTACATCGTCTGGTGCCGCTCGTTCATGGCCGGCGGAATCCGCATCCGGCGCAACGGGCCGCTGTCCGCGTCGTAGCCGAACTGCGTCCCGAGCTGATAGACCGCGCCGGACAGCCGATCGAGCACGACATGCTTCCCGTAGACGACGGCATGAGGCCCCGCGCGCCACGCATCCCACTGGGCCGTTCCGGTGTTCCAGGTGCCGCGCCGATGGAAGAAGCCTTCCGTCTGGTCGAAGGTCCAATTGGCATTCGCATTCGGGAAATTCAACGAGTAGTGCATGTGCCCTTCGAGGTCGTAGTTTGTGGGCACCGCGTCGGAGATATCGTCGTACTGCTGGAGCGCGTAGTCGATCGGCGGCGTGCTGACCTGGAAGGCGTTGTAGCCAGACAGCTGCTGGATCGTCCGGTTGCCATCGGAGTTCTGCGCCACCCAGATCATCGAAGACCCGAGCGCGCGCGCGGAGAAGGGCGAGACGATCCCCTGCTTGAACTTCGCCCCGCCGATCGGCGCGAAGGCGATCGGGGACGTGCCGACATCGCCCCAGAGTTCGCCCGTGGCGGTGCCGAGCAGGAGCACCTGTCCTGACGGCGTCACCGTCAGCGACTTCCACGGGTCCGGGAACGCCGATCGCTGGAAGAAGTCGTTCGGGTCCCACGTCAGCCCGTCATCGACCTTCGATTGAAACACCGTCGACGTCGAGAACTGAAGCGCGAGGAAGAAGCCTTCGCTGTGCGCGCCCATGTCGGCTTTGCCGACCAGGTTGGCGATGACTGTCCATGTGTTCGTGGGCAGGTCGAAGATGTAGCCGTTGCCGCCGCTCGTGACGAAGACCTCGCCGTTCAGATCGTCGTTCGCGCAGATCGTCGCGGGGTTGGCGTTTGTCTTCAGCCCAGTCGCACGCGACGTCAACGTGAAGTCGCTGTTGATCTCGTAAAAGGTGGACCCGATGACGCAGAACGCCCGCCCACCTTCACAGAAGATTGCGCGTCCGCCCACCTGGTCCGCCGTCGCCAGCAGGCTCAGGCCAGGCGTCGGCAGCAGCGAGTACTGCGACTTCGCGCTCGGAGCCTTGTTGCTCTCTGGAAACAGGTTGAAGCACTGTTCGCAGTCAGTGATGCTTGACTGAGCAACGTAGGAAGGCCCACAAAACGATGGGTACTTCATGCGTGGCATAGTTAGGACCTGTACGAGTTCGAGATGATGTCGAACCCTCCACGTCCCCCGGAACCGAGCAGGGCCGCATCCGTCTTCGCCATCGGAAGCGGACTCTCGTTGTTCCGCGCGACGATGCCGAACGCATATTCGATGTCCTGTTCCAGCTCAGGCGGGATCGGCTTCTTGAAGGGCCGGCAGAGACGCCGCGACAGCTGGAGCCGCCAGAGTTCCTGGTAGCCGCCGGGCGGGAAGGCCAGGTCCGTTGTCAGCGCCACAGGGGTTGTCAGCGGCAGCGGCAAGCCGTACTTGAACGTCGGGGAGGACGTCTGGATCGGCCAGAACGTGAACGTCCCGAGGATCGGCGTCGTCGGCTGGTAGAGCACCCGGCGTGGATACACGTCGGTCAGCGTCTTCAGCTGCTCTCCGAGCCATTCCTCGACCGAGAGGTAAGGCGTGAGCGGGATTTCCTGCGTCTCGCCGGCCGGCGTGATCATCGGGCGCACGACCCACAACGGCCGCGCGCCGACGACGTCCCCGCCGGCTGCACCGACGGTGTAGCTCTGGACGTTGGCGGCGAGTACTCGAGTGATGGTCTGGACGGTGTAGATCAGGCGACGGTTGCCCTGGTCGAGGTCAACCATCGCCTGCAAGATCTCGAGGGCGGTGCTGGAATCTTCGCCCTCGAGCGAGTCGCTATTGTCGATGTAGCCGATCTCACGCGCGGCCGCGTTGCAGAGATTGAGCGCAGTATAGGCCACGCCTCATCCCTTCTACGCCTTGTCGGCAGCGAGTTGATCGAGTTTGGCCTTGATCGGCTTCAGGATGCCGACCCTCGGCCCGTCCGGGTTCACCGCTTCGAGCATCCGGAGCCGCTTCAGGACCTCCGGGTCGTTGCATTTGTCGATCTTGACGGCGATCTCGTCCACGGTCGCATCGTGCACGGCCTGGGCGTCCTTCGCGTCGGCCGCAACCTGCGCGGCGCGCGCATCGGCGGCAGCGGCGAGCGCGGCGGCGTCGACGTCCACCGGGACCGGCGTGGGCGCGGCCGGCACGGGCGACGAGCCAGCAGCCGGCAGGGCCGGCTTTTCGCTCTCTTCCATCTGCCGCGCCGCCACGGGCCGCTTGATCTTGCCCCACGTCTTCGGGTCCGGCGACTCGTGCCACAGCTCAGGATCGCACGCCGCGTGTTCCTCGGCGGTCTGCACCAAGACCGGCGGCAACGGCTTGCCGTCGATGTCCTTCTCGCTCGGGAAGATCCAGCGCGGATACTGCTCGCCTTCCGGAGCCGCTTCGACCTCGCCCTCGGCCAGTTCTTCACCGGGCGCGAGCTTGCGCGCCGGGGCCGTGTAGTTCGGATCGAACTTGGCCGGCGTGTCGACCCACCGGTCGTCCTCGGCCATCGCCGCCTCGAGTTCCTCGGCCGTCTTGAACAGACGCCCGCCCTTCCACTTCCCCTCATCGAGCGAGGCGTGGAACATGAAGCGCGGATAGTGCGGGTTGACTTCGGTGTCTTCGGCCACGTTGATCTCCTACCGGCAGTAGCCGGATGCTTTGAGCAGCGCGTTACAGGACGAGACGCCCACCGTGCCGGGGTCGTAATTCACCACCAACGGAGGGAGCGACCCGGACATGTCCGCGCCGCGCGCGCATTGAAACTGAATCGTGGCGGTCGCCCCGACGGCCACGGCAAGAAACTGCTTGGACGCGATGAACGACGTCAGCCAGAACAAGGACCCTGGGTTCAGCCAGAAGCCCGAGGCTGGCGTGCTCCCGCTGGCGACCGCCGGAGTCGCCCCCGTCGCCCAGACCAGCACGGAGCCGCCCTGGACCTGCCCCTGACAATTGCCTACTGCCGGCGCGCCGGCAGGGCTGATCGTCGTCGTGGACAGCCCTACGGCCGTGGTGGCCGTGACGGTGAGAGTCTGGGTCGTAACCGGCTGCTGCGCGCGGACCGGCGCGACCAGAAGGCCGAGCAGGACCAGCGCGAGCAGCACGCGGAACGGCGTCATGCCAGTTAAGTGTCTGAATTAACTGAATTTATGGCGCTTGGTAATATGTCGCCTGCCAGGTGAAGGCGATGTTCGCACCCGCAGCCGGCGACACGAAGGTCGTCGACGTCGTCGGCGCGGCGCTCTTCACACACCCCGTCGCCGGGTTCCCCCAGTAGAAGTCGCGGGCGTAGTTGATGGTCGCCGTCGCCGTCAGGCTGTACTTCAGCGCGAACGCGTTGAAGTTCGTGCTGGTCGTCACGGCATTCGTCTGCGCCGTGGCCGTGCCGTCCTGCGAGGCGTTGTAGCCCAAGTAGCAGATATAGTTGTAGTACCCGGACGCGGTCGGCGCGGGGATGGTCAGTGTGACCTGGTTGTTCACCGCCGCCGTCGAGCTGATGGCGGTCAGCGAATACGCAGGAGATCCCGCCTGCGTGGGCACCGAGCCGGCGATCCCGGACGGATTCTGCGCGTGAATGGGAACCGCGAGCATGAGCAGCGCGGCGAGGACGGCGGCGATCTTCAGGTTTCGGAACATTTCCAGTCTCCCTTATGCGAAAGAAGTTGTCTTTACTGGCAGCTGACGCCAGCGGCTTTGTACAGCGGGTTGCAGATCGGAAGGCCCGACGTCGACGCAGACGTGGCGGGCGCAATGAACGACCGCTCCGCCAGTGTCCCGCCCGCGCACGTCAGGTTCAGCACGGCGACGGATGAGCCGGACTGGCCTGACATGATGATGGCTTTGAAATTCCTGATGTCCGTCGCGTTGGCGAGCGTGATGCGGTCCCCGACATACATCGGCTGTCCCGACGTCGTCGTCGGTACGGCTCCTGTCCAGAGCACGCGGATTTTAGCCGTCTCGAGCGTCCCCTCGCAGCGTGTCGAGTTCAGCGTGACGCCAGCACTGATCGTGCTCGGGGTCACGAGGTCCGACATCGACAGCTGCTGATAGCCAGAGGCGCTCTGGGCCAGCACCAACGCTGGCAGACCGAGCAGGGCGAGGAGTTGAATCAGGCGCGTCATGGCGTCAGCCCTAGTACAGCGAGCAGGTCATGCCCTTGCCGGTCGCAGACGCGGCGGCAGCGGCGGTGTTGTTCGACGTGAACTTGATGGTGATGGCGGCGGTTTCCGCCTCCGCCAGCGCCGAGTTCGTGGTGGGGCCGGCGGTGGGCGCACCGGGCGTGCCGGTGATCGTTGCCGAGCCAAACTGCGTCGAGATGCCGGTCCGCAGGACGTCGAGGCTCGCCAGATACGACACGTTGTTGTAGGAACCAGTCGCATCCGTCGCCACCGCCGTCGCCCCGAAGAACATCTTGTAGGTCTTCGCGTTCGCGTTGGTGGCGGACTGCCCCCAGGTGCGACACGAGATGCCGCGCGACAGCGCCCACTCCGCCTGCGGAATCACGATGGAGTTCAGCGTGTAGTCCGTCGACTGCGTGGTGCCTGACGCCACCGAGGCATTGTCGACCAGCTGCGTCTCAGCCGGCGTGCCGAAGATGTCGCGCACGACCTGCCACACCGAGCCGATGCAGTCGTAGACGCGGCCGGACGTGACGACGACGTGAGGCATGTATTGTTCGTTCGCGGCCGTGCATGCGCCGGAGACGTCGTCCAGATAGAACGCCTTCACTGGCCCGTAGAGGACGGTGACACCGCTCGCGTGGCCTCGGCCTGCACCCATTGAGTCGTTGGGTGTCTGGCCGCGCTTCCCGCGCGTCAGCGTGACGATCTTGCTGGTCGTGTTGATCGCCTGAACCTGCGACACCTCACCGTCCCACCAGAGGTAGTCGTTGACGTTCATGCCGGTCACGGACGTCAGCGGAACCTGCTGCTGCGATCGGCTGGTGACGGCGGCGGTCGTCGTGGTTGTGGTCAGAAACGTCTGCGCGTGCGCGTGCGCACCGAGCATCATGAAGATGACGGCGAACAGCAGCATCGGCAGGATCGAACGGGTGCGCTTCATCACTGAGTTCTCCCCTCGAAAGGGTTGATAAGTCGGTTCAGGAACGCGCCCGGCGGGGTTGCTCGCCCGCCGGGCGTCTTTCTGCGTGGTGGTTATGTCCCTCGAGTACTACTGCGCCGACTGCACGCGGCATCCGAAGTCCTCGTAGAGGACCTTGAGGCCGAACAGCACGTCGAGACGGCACAGCTCCTGGTTGGTCCGGATGTCGAAACCCTTGACGATCCGGATGGCCAGCCCGAGTTTGTTGCTCTTCGCGCGCGCGGCCATCGCCATGCCCTTCGGCAGGTCCAGGTCCACGAACGCGGCGGTCATGCACTCCGTGTGAATCGCCAGGTTCTGCTTGGTGGCGGTGCTCGCGTAGGCCGAGGCCGATCCGAAGATCGTCACGGGCGCGTTTGCCGCCGGCAGGGCGCTGACGTTCTGGTACGGCCCCGAGAACTCCATCGTCGGGAAGATCGGGATCGTCATGTTGCCCGACCCGTCCGCCGTGGTGTCCGAGGTCACGACGAAGCCGCGCAGCGCCCCGGTGTCATCCTTCGACATCGGGTTGACGGCGTCGGTCGCGCTGAACCCGACGATGTCGCCCTGCTTGACCTTGCCCGTGGTCGCCGTCCAGCCGTTCGTGTTGATGGTCGAGCCGCTCTGGCTCGCCGTCGTCACCAGCGGGGTGCCGCCGAGGAGGCCGATCGTGTGGAGGCTGATGTTCTGGTCCATGATCCAGTCGAAGCCGATCACATGGCCGAGCATCGCCGTCTCGTACTGCTTCGAGAGCGCGGTGGCCGACTGGAACAGACCCTTCAGAGCGTTGACGATCGACGCCTCGACGCGGGGCGAGACGACCATCGACCGGCCACGGCCGGGGACGCCGAAGTTCGACATCAGGACGCTGGCGTCGAAGAACGAGTCCAACGTCGTCGGGGTCGTGCCAGGGACGCCGGTGTAGTTCGGGATGTTCACGTACTGCCGGCAGACGGCCTGGTCGAGCATGTTCGCAATGCGCGCGCAAGCGGTGTCGAAATACCGTTCGCGGAACATGTCGATTTTCAGCGTGAGGTCCACGTTGGAGAACGAGAGGTCCTGACCGATCAGATGGTCGATCTTCAGGGTGACGCTGCGTTCCTGCGCGCCCTCCGGCTCCATGACTTCGCCTTCACGACCGGACCACTGAACCGGCTTGCGGATGCCGATGTGGTCGCCAATCTTTCCGCCCTCACGGGCGAAGCGTCCTTCATATCGACGCTTGATCAGCTTCGTGATGCCGAGGTTGTTCTCGACGATCATCAGCGCCTCTTTGGCGAGGACGTCGTCTGTGAGAATGTCGTTATCAGCCACGATCTACCTTCCTACGCAGACGCCAGTTCCTGTTTCCGGCGCGAGATGTAGTCGTCCGCATCCTCGCCGTCTTCAGCAACATCAGCGGCCGTCTTCGTTGGAGAGTGCGCGCCTCGAACCGGTGCCAGCGGGGCGGGCGCAGCGGGTTTGGGTGTCTTGGTCACAGCAGGCTTGGCGTCGGTCGTCGCGGCGGCGGAAGCCGGCGCGGCGGGTGCCTGCGAGAACCGATATTCGAGTTGACCAAAAAGACGGAGGAAGTCCGCAGGCGTTGGCGACTCCATGAGCGCCTTCGCGTCGGCCGGATTGAGTCCGAGGAACCGATTGAACGCCGCACCCTTCTTGCCACCCATCCGGAGCAGTTCGCCCTGGAGGGCCACGGTGCCCGAAGCCGGCTTGATGACCTTCTGACCGTTTTCCTCGACCTCGATCGTGGCGAGCACGATCTTCGACGTCACTTCGTCGTAGTCCGGGAACTCGGCGCGAACTTCCTGTTCGCCAGCGGCGGCGTCATCAAACGCGAGCTTCGTGCGCTTGTCGATGTCTTCCGACTCGAGCTTCTTCGTCTTCAGCGATTCGTTGTACTGGTATCGCGCGTCGGTGCGCGCGTCACTGTATTCCGTAAAGTCGGCGTCCGGGTGCTCTTCCTGGTACTTCTCCCACGAGGGAAAGTTGAACTCCGGCGTGGTGGTCGCGGGCTTCCCGTCCGCGTTGGGGGCTGCTTTCGCAGCAGCGGCACCGTCGGCAGGTTTCCCCGCCGTCAGTTCCGCAATCTTGGCGGTGGCCTCGGACAGCTTCGTGCGCGCGTCGTCGCGCTCGGTTTCAGCCGTCTTCCGCTTGGCGATCTCTCCGAGGACGCGCTTGGTGGATCGGCTGATGCGCGCGCGGCGCTCCGGGACCGTCTCGATCTTCTTGTCGGGCGGCGGCTCGAGGTCGTTGATGGCCTTGAGCACTTCCGCGTCCAACCCCGTGGCGGCGGCGTCTTCTGCGATGGCCGATTCGCTCGCCGTCTTGATCTCTGCGGCGGTCGGGACCTTCGCCTCGGCAGGCTTGGGCGCAGCCTCGGCCAGCGAAGCGTTCACTTCCTCGACCGATCGGGTCGCGGTAGTGACTTCGATATCGCTTTGCTGGTCGGTGGGTGTCATCGTCGGTGCTCCCTGATCGCGCGTTCAAACCCGCGCGTTGGTGAAAACTCGATTACGCCTGCTCGCTCGTGTCGCCCCCGCCCATTTGCGGCGTCGGCGCGGTGGCGGATTCCGCCGTCGTGTCGTCCTCGTCGGGTTCGGCGGCGGACGCGCCCAATTTGCTTTTCAGGTACGTCAGGAGTTCATCGGTGCTGCCGAGCGCCGCCTTCTCGCGGGTGGAGTCGTAATCGATCACCATGCTGTCGCCCTTCTTCGAGGGCAGCGACTTGTAGCGCATCGTCACCATGCAGCCGCCGTTGCCGGCGATCTCGATGTCGATGTTTTCAAGTGCGCCGCGCTTCGGAGAAGCGGCGGGCGCGGCGTACGAAGTTCCAACCGGGGAAGATGTCGCAGGACCTGCCATTTACGCTGCTTCCCTTCGACTTGACCATCCACGCCGCATCTGCGCCGCTCGCTCTTCCTTTTGCGCTGGAGTCGCAGTCGTCCACCATTCCCGAGTGGCATTCCGATGTGCCAACTTGGTTGTGTCTTCCTTTGGACGACGAGCGCGCTCTGCGCGCGCAGCACGCTGAGCGGGCGTGTTGTAGAAGACCTTCATTTCCTCGCGCGTTTTGTCTTCATGGCAATTCGCGCAGAGGTACTGGTAGTTGCTCTTATGGCTGGCTCCGCCCAGATGTTTCGGAACAACGTGATCGCGGTGAAGGCGTTCGCGGACGACGCCGCACTTCTGGCAGGAACCTGCAACCATTTGTGTGGCGACAGTGTCCGATGAGATGGCGTGGTGTCGGAAGGGGGTTCTTCCGACTTTCGGCAGGATCGGGAGTCTCGGTTAGTTTTTGATCTCGATTAGGAGCCTGACGTCATCCTCGAAGACGCGGATGCTTTGCGCGGGACCCACCAGGATGTGCGGGCACGCCCCTTTCTTCACCCAACTGAGAAAGGTGTCGTAGTTGACCCCGCAGCGATCGGCGGCTTCTCGGACGGTCAGCTTTTTCCGTTCAGGGACCGGCTGGTGATCCATCTACGCTCCGCCTCCTTCGTCCGTCGGCTCGGCCTGCGCGGCGCGCTCGGTCTGCGCCGCGTCGTGCTGCTGTGACGACTCCTGCGCCTGCACGGCCGCTGTCCGTGCGGCCTCGGCCTGCTCGGCTTCGTGCTGACGATCCTGCTCGGCCTGCGTGGCTTCGTGCGTCCGGTCGGCGTTGGCCTGAATCGACTCGTGCGCGCGCTGCGCGTCGTCGGACTGCACGCCGAGGCGCGCGATCTCGACCTTCGTGAGATCCGGCTCTTTGGCCTTCGAGCTGATTTCCGCCACCGCGATCGCCGTCTCGTGCTTGGCGCGCATCTCCCACTTCGCGGACATGTCGTCCAGGTGGGCAAGGATCATCTCGAGCGTGTTCTTGTCTTTGGCGATGCGCTCGCGGCTCTCGAGTTCCGGCTGTTTGGTCGCCAGCTTCATCGTCGCGGCCTGCAGCTCCTGCTGCATCTTCTGAAGCTCGGCTTTCATCTTGCCGACGATCGCCTGCGCCTCCGGTGGCCAGTTCGCCATCTGGCCGTCGTCGTCCGACATGCCGAGGCCGAGCTTCTTTGCGCGCTCGCTCATTTGCTGGAAGACCGGGAGGTCGCCCAACTGGAACAGGAGGTCGAGGAACTTCTCGGTGATCTCCGGGCGGAGCGTCTTGAACACGCCCGTCAGCGCGTCCATCTGCTCCTGCCGGCGCGTGCCGGGGTCCGGCGCGGCCGAGACTTCAACGTCGAACTCGCCCACCGACAGGTCGTAGATCTCCTTCACGCCTTCCGGTAGCTCAAAGGGAATCGGCTGGCCGGGGGCGATCATCTCGCCCTTTGCCGTCTTGTGATGCTGCGTGGCGCTCGCCGGATGGACCTGCCAGTTCTGCTGGTCGCGGGGATCCGCGTCTTTGCCTGAGAAAACCATCACGTCCCGCGCGACGTCGTCGTTGCCCGTGATGCGGACGACCTGGGGCATCGTGTACGTCACCCGGATCAACCGGATCAACTGCTTGCCGGCCGAGCACAGCGCGAAGCGGAGGTTGTCGAGGTAGTGCGAGCTTCCCAGTTCGTCCTGCCGCTGGCGGGCGGTGATGGCCTTGCCGGAATCGGACCGGCCGGCCACCCCGAGGGAATCGTCATGCCAGCCGGCGGTGCTCTTCAGATCCGCGTCCGTCTGTTGAATGCCAGCGATGATGGCTTCGACCGGAGCCTCGAACATCTGCCGTTGCGGAATCGGCGCGGGCTTGCCGTCGATCGTGACCGGTTCGATCTCGAGGAAGACGTGCGGGGTCGTGTTGGCGGATTCCCACGCGCGGCGCGTGGCGCTGTTCTCCGCGCCGAACTGGCCCTTGTAGCCGACGATCGACGCCTTAATGCCGAGGCCGATCGCCTCGAGGAGCGCGGCGGATTCGACGTTGAAGAGCATCGCGGGCTGCTTGGCGTCACGCACCACGCCCCGGAAGTCCAATTCGCCGTCGGCTTCGTTCTCTTCGCCAATGACAGGAATCCACGGCGGGGCCTCGCCGGCCCACGTCGTCGTCTCGTACACCTTCAACCCGGTCAACTTGCGCCAGGTCATCTTGTATTTCTGAGCGTCACGGGTCCGGAGGATCGTGATACCGGCGTCCTTGAGCTTCTTCAGGCCGGCTTCGTCGGGATATTCGATGACGTCGCGCGTGGGTGTCGACAGTTCGGCCAGCTTTCTCGGCGGGCCGTCCTTCTCCTTACGAAAGCTCTCCACGAAGCGCGTCTTCCCGGCCGGGAACCAGTCCTTCTTGTCGGTGTCGTCTCCAACAAAGGCTGTGATCTGCTGCTCGGTCGGCGCTTTCTCGCCGGTCTGGGACTCGAAGTCGTCGTCGGAGAGGTCTACGATCTTGTGCGCCCACCAGGCATCCGAGTAGTCGGCCTCTTGGCAGTTTGGATCGAAGTAGATGCAGAGCGGGTCCTTCTCCTGACGGATTTTGATCTTCTGCTGGAAGCTCTTTTCGTCCGCCCACTCCGTGATCAGCCGGAAGAAGCCCCGACCCTGCTCGGCCTGTTTGTCTGCCGCCTTGTTGTACGCCCGGTCCGCGAAGCTGTCCGTCTCGATGTTGCGGATGATGCCCTGGATGACCTCCGCGATCTTGACGCGCGCCGCGCCGTGGCCGGCCGACGGGTTCACGCGGATACGGAGCCGGGCCTGACGCGCTTGGTTCGTGACCTGCCGGACGAAACTCGGCATCCGGTTGATCGTGGTGATCAGCCGGCCCTCCGCCTTGCGCTTCTCGACCACCTGCGGGGGCCACTGGTAGTGGCGATCACCCTTCGTGCCGACACGGAAGTCCGCATCGTCCTTCGCGTCCTTCCGGAACTGGTCTTCTGCGCGCTCGGTGGCCCGGATTTCCTTGATCGTCTCGAGGATGGTCTTGGCGTCAGACTCGCGCTTCGCCTTCGCCTCGGGCGTCTCCTTCTCGCGCTCGGTGGCCGACTCGGTGACGAGATCCTTCGGCACGGCGAGATTGTCGCCGCGTGCACTGGTGGTGTAGACCTCGGTTCCGTCGCCGGCCATCAGATATTCTCCAGTCCGGGCATCTGCCCGTTATTGCCAGAGCCACCACGATGGCCGCTCATAAACGCCGACAAGGGATCTTCCCGCGCCGTCACCGGCTTCGCCTTCAAGTACCCCGTCCCGGACGCGGTCCGGTAGCGGCCGGCGTCGAGCGCGTGGTCGTTCTTCTTCACGATCCGGCCGTGCTCATCGCGCCGATACAGCCGGCGCTCCGCCATCCAGTTCGGGCAGCGGTTCTTGAACACCTTCAGCCGGCCCGTCGTCATAGCCGTGTACTCGAGGCTGATGCCGCTCTCGACCGCGTTGTTGGCGATGCCGAGCATCTGGACGCCGAGCGAGATGTCCTCGACGCCGTAGATGGCCGCGCGCCAGATCGTAATCAGCTTCTTGCCGTCGTCCTGGGTGCGGCCGCGCGCCGCCGGGTCGATGACGCCGGGGATCCAGACGCCGCGTCGACGGATAGCCTCCGCGTGGATCGACGGATGCTGCTCGCCCGCGTAGTGCTCGTCGTACCGGTAGATCGTCGGTCCGCCCTCGTTGTCGAGCGTGTCCGGGTCCATCGCGTCCCAGATGACCGCCACCTTGTTCCAGCCGATGTCGAGGCCGTAGCCGCGCGGCCAGAAGTCCGGGATCTTGAACGCATCGACCAGGATGTCCGTGTCGGGAATCGGGTAGATGACCCCGGCTCCCAACTGCGGGATGCCCTTCGATCGCGCGTCTTTCTGGTAATTCGGAATCGCCGCCCACAGGTCCGCGCGCGCCTTCGCGTCAAGGTGTGGGGCATTGTCGTCCCAATTTGCCGTGATTATAAAGATAAGTCACCTACTCGCAATGAGATACGCGATCAGCGACTCTGCGATATCGCTTCTTGACACTGTGCCGTTCGACTGCCGCCACTTCGCGTGGTAGACGCGCGCGGCGGTCTTCGTCTTGAACGCCACTTACAGACTCTCCAGCGCGCGGGTGACGCGGCCGTAGCGCATGGCGGCAAGGCCGTCGACGGAATCCGGCAGCACGACCTGCTTGTCCTTCTCCGGACAGCGGTCGCCGTGCTCGATCGCGGCGTGCTGGACGCGGCACAGTTCGGCCTTCCCGCAGCAGGGCAACTCGTCGTAGCGCCCTCCGAGCAAGCGCAGATAGAGCTTCCGCGCCGCGCGCGGGTTGCTCGACTGCGCGACCATCTCTTCCACCTGGTGCTTCGTCGTGATCTCCGGCATCAGCTTCTTCAGTCGCTGCATGACGCGGGTGTCCCTCGACCCTGAGACAGTCTTGCGGCCCTTCGGCTTCGTGGCCTTCTCCGCACGCTTGGCTTGGGCTTTGCGACCCATCAGGGAATGATCCCGGCTTGAAGCAATTGCTGATGACAACCCACGCCGTGATCGCAGTAGACGCAGAACCCAGAACGCTCGCCTTCCTCGAAGCGCAGGCACGGGCCGAGGTTCTCCGGGTACGTGTCGCAGGTGCAGGCCGCGTTGACGTACCGCTCGGTCTGGGTCGTCTCGCAGCGCCCTTGCGCCGTGCCGGTGGGTTGCGTCATCGGACCATCCGTCCCTTCTCGAACGAGGCGTGCCCGTGCTTCACGCTGTCCGTCTCGATGTCCGGGTTGTGGTTGTCCCCGAGCGGCTCGTCGGCCTGTTTCCAGCTCCGGCGGCGCGTCTCTTCAAAGGCCCGGTCGAGGAAGATCTGGAGATGCGCCTCGTGCCGGGCGGACCACTTCTTCAGGCCCTCCCAGATCGTCCGCGCGTCGTTCGCGTCGAACTTGCACGGGTTGATGCTGTTGAACGCTGGCAGGATGCGGTCTTGAAAGGGCACGAACCCCTCGCGGAACATCATGTAGCGATGGTTCGGGCCGGTCGTGGCAATGATCGCCTTGATGGTCTGCCCGATCCAGAACGCCTTTGGCAGTTCCTTGAACGGGTCGCTCGCGTTGTGTCGGCTCATGGGCGTTCCGTCACCGGGGTACGGTCAAGGACCGTTGCGCCGGCTCCGCACGTTGGGCATTTCAACTCGCTGGCATGGGGAGAGTCCCCGGTCCATTTGTACCAGTGGTAACAATCCAGGATCAGCCAGAACTGCCGGCGGTCCGGATGTACGCGATCCTTCAGCGCCTTGTCGGCCTCGAGTACGGCGTTGACCGCGTCCAGCACATTCGAGTCGAGCGGTTCATGGACGTTCTCCAGCGCAGCCTGCGCAAGCAGCAGCGCCGTGCGCGCATCCTCCGACAGCGGGCCGGAGCTAGTCGCGGTCATGGGCCTCGTTCACCGTGTCCTGAAGTTCCTTCCCCGCCTTCTTGAACTCCTTGATCGACTCTCCGAGGCCGCGCGCGAGGCCGGGCAGCTTCTTCGGTCCGAAGATGAGCAGCACGACGACCGCGATGACAACCAGTTCCGGCATTCCGAGGCTTCCGAGCATGACTACACAATCAGCTTTCTCGCAGAACTTGACCGTCGGGTGCTGCGTGACCCGTTGTAGAGCACTCCGCCACCGACTTCGATGGCGATCATCTGGTCGGCCCGATCGCGGCCACGCGCGTGACGGTGGATTCGTAGACCCACGGGTCGCCCGAATAGACCGGCGGCGGAGGGAGCGGCTCGACCAGTTCCGGCGTCGGCGTCCAATACGGACTGACCGCCACCGCCGAAGCGGCCATCGTCAACAGGTGGAGAAAGCGGCGTCTGTTCATCGGTTCGTTCGTCCGGGCCGGGCGGGTGCACCCCGCCGAGGTCGGGCCTTGCCTAGTCCACAAGCAGGGTGCTCCACGTCGTCCTCGACGTGCAGCCCGGAGGGTCTGGGTTAGTACTTCTCCAGCATGATCATCAGCGGAGAGTGCTCGTCGCCTGTGGGCACGACACGCCATGTCTTGCCGCAAGGGCCGATGTAAATCCACTCGCCACGGATCTGGAGCATCGCCGGCCCGACGCGGATCCCCACGAGACGGTACGCCACCCGGCGCACCAGCCGCATGACCCGGCCTTCAGGCGTGAGCGGTTTCACTTCGTGCCGCCGCCGCGCTTCGAGACTTCCCGGCTGACGATGCCGATCCGCTCACGCGGGGACTTCGCCATGAAGCTCGGGTCGGTCCGCTTCTCCGCGTAGACCGCCTTCGTGGCCGCTGCGCGCGCCTGCATCGTCGGGTGTAGTGTCTTCGCCATCACGCCTCCAGTTCCGAGAATCCCATACCGCTGCCAGTGAGGATGTAGCCCCGCCCGCCGGACGCGATGAACACCTGATCGGGCTGCGGCGGTAGCAGCGTGACCGGCCGCGCGTTCCAGCCGCCTACCGGCTCGCCGTACCACTCGTCCATCTGCCGGTTGACTTCGAGATACGCGCGCAGGCAGTCTTCGTCAATTTTGGCGGCAATCGCCAGCGCCGCCGGCCGGATGTAGCGCGCCTGAAAGTCCTCCGGCGTCAGCCGCGCCAGGTGGGCCGGCATCGGCTTCCCGCATTTACACAGCGCCGCCTCGGGCTTCTTGGCCAGGGCGAGCGTCAGCGCCGGGACGGCCAGCAGCGACTGGAGAAAGTGCCGGCGGTTCATTGTGGAGTGCTGGACAGTATACGCCCGGTCATGAGCAGGACATCACGAACCGACCCCAGAGCCACACGAGGCCGACACCCGCGCCGAAGGCCGACAGTAGGCCGATCGACAGGATGAGCGCGATCTTCCATCCGCCGACTCGACGCGGTTCCGCCGGCAACGGCGGGTAGAGGCCGGGCGGACGCACCCGGACGGTGTCGCCATGCTCCGGCTGTCCCGGATACTGCTTATCGATCGGCCACGGTGTCGTCATTGTCAGTGCCTCGTCGGGATGGCCGGCATGGTGAACGAGGCCGTCTCGTGGAGCCGTGTCTCGGTTTCCGGCTCAATCGGCGCGCGGAGTTCCGTCCCCGTGATCGACACCATCGGCTGCGTCGGATGGACGCCCGAGGGCAGACCAGTAAACCGGAAGTCGATGCCGCACTCGACGCACCGTATCCGGACGTCCGCGCAGAACAGGCCGCTATCCAGCATCCGGTTGACCGCCACAAACGCGGCGTGCTGCGGGTGGGTGCAGTCCTTCGGCGCGCACGTCGGCGCAGGGAGGGCCTCACAGAACCGCTGGAAATCTTCTTCTTGTGTGCTCATGCTGCTGCTCCAAACATCCCGACCTTCGCGTTGATGACCGCGCCGTCCGCGTCCACCATCACCCCGCGCTCGAGACAGCTCTCCAGGAACGGCGTCAGCCCGCGCAGCGGCGTCAGGGTCAACATCAGCAGGCCATTGGTCGTCGCCGTCCGCAACAGGCACTCTGTGACCACGTCTCCGTTCCCGCTCGGCGTGCCACCCCCGCCGGGCGCTTCGTCCCCGGCTTCGGGCGGTTCCTCGTCCAGCCAGATCAGGTGCTTGCTCGTCCCCTGGAACGACAGCCGGCCCTGGTTGAACGCCTTGAACTGGAGGACCGACGTGCACGGCGCACCGTGGTGCCGCTCCCGGTGCTTGATCCACAGCGTGTCGATGCACTCGCTCACGCTGCCCGACTTCAGCGACCGATCGAGAATCAGGTGAGGCGGAATCATGCCGGCGAACCGCTTGACCTTCACCAGCTGCCGAGGCCCGCACAGTTCGTTCTGGATGATGTCCCGCGTCGTTTCGAGCGTGTCGCCCGCTGCCCACGCCTCGATCGGCCCCTCGAACGTCCGGCCCGGCCACCACGGTTTGTACAGGCCCGTCAGGTGGCTGGTCATCTCAAAGGCCGCTGTCACGGTCTTGCTGCACCGGTTCGCGGCCATCATCATGCGCTCCCGGTCGAGCGTGCCGGCCAGCCAGAACAGCAGCGAGCGCGGATACAGCTCCCGGCGGAGCGGTCCCGCGTCCGGGAAGTAGGTGTTGAACGCGCAGCCTTCGCGGGCCGTCAGGCTCTCGTAGAGCGCGAATAACTCGCGGATGTCGGCGTCCGGCACGCCTGGGATCAACGTCACCATGACCTCGCTACCTTGTGCGCGAGGTCGACCACCAGCCCGCCGATGATCAGCCCGTAGATGAACGCGCGCCAGTACGAGTCCTTCACCAACGACCCGAGCACGCTGTAGCGCCTCACTGTTTGATGCTCCGCGTGATCGGCCGGCCCGGCGCGCTCGTTTCCTCGAACGTCATGTCGAAGCCGGGGACCTTTGGCCCGTGGAACAGGTCGCAATGATCGATCAGCGCCTCTTCCGCCGCCGTGATGGTGTGCGCCACGATGACGAACGGCACGACGCCCGCCGGCAGGGCCAGTTCATGCGCCGCCTGGATGCAGAGCGGACACCGGCCCTTCACGACCACGATCGGCGGATCACCCTTCTCGCGCGGCCGCGCCTGTCCGCCGCAGCAGTTCATCAGGCTCACCGGTTGGTTCCCGCCGATGGGCCTACCGCATTTTCCTTAACGATTTGCGGGATCGCCGCCAGCTGCGCGGGCGGGATCTTGGCGAGGATCTGGGCAATCCGCGTCCGGATGTCCCCCTCGTCCATGCTGTCAATCATCTTCTGGGTGACGTCCGCGTGCAGATCCACCATCAACCCGAAGTGTTTCATCAGGTTCTCCAGGGCCTTGTTCTTGTCCCAGAGTTTGATCTCAATCACGTCCTCGGCCACGCCGTCCCCGGCGATCAGGTTGCGCTTCATCACCTTCACGCTGGAGATGCAGCTCCGAATCTCCGCCGGCAACGATCGGATGGGCTTGAGCTTCCCGTCCGTCGTGAACAGGTGCCCGATGTCGCTGAACGCCAACCGTCGGTGCTCTTCGAGCACGCGCTCCGCTGTCAGCAGCGTCCGATCGAGCTTCGCGCTCTCGCCCGCACGGATCGCCGCGCGGACCTGCGGAAGTCTCAGCACATGGCTGGCCTGGCTGTCTGCGCTCTTGGGCGAGTAGCCGGCCTCGACCAGAGCCTGAGTGGCGATGCCGCAGACGAGGTAGGCCGCGACAAAGGCGGCTTGGCGCGGAGTGAGGGGCCGAGCGAGGTCCCGCTTGGTCTTGGGCACCGGTAGAGCCTCAGTTGTCGGGAAATCGGTATGACGGCTCGTCCCGACGTCGGGATAAGTCCGTCTTCCGTCGAGGCATAGGATGAGGTAGAAGGCCCCGGACTGTCAAGAAAGATGGACAGTCCGGGGAAACGGCGGGGAGCGGGCTAGCGGGCGGACTGGCGGGCGTCGGACTCGATGTCGGCGTTCTCGCGGGCCGTCTCGTCCACGGCGGCTTCCCAGTTGGCGTAGGCGGCGAGGATGACCTCGCGCAACGGGGCCGGGGAGCCATCCTTGATGGGCCGCACGAGCGCGAAGCTCCGACGATCGCCGTTGACGCTGTAGCTCCGGGCCGGGAACGTCACGTTGCGACCGTTGACCGACTCCCAGACCGAGAAGCCGATCAACTTCTGCCCGGCGAGCGGTCCCGCCTCGGCCTCGAAGTGCAGTTCGGCGTCTGCGAGCTTGCCGGGCGGGTTGCCTTTGTCGTTCGGGATGATGTGAACCTTGAACATGACGTCTCTCCTTCTACTGGGTGATGAGGGCGTTGCACTCGACCGCCGCGCCTTCCGGGCGATTCAGGTGGGCGAGGCTTGCGCGGCTTTGGTGACGGTCATCGGCCGACTCCCTGTCCCGACGTCGGGACGGACATATCGCGCACGTAGGTCGTGCCCTCGCGCTCGATCAGGTGGACGATCGCCTCGATGTCCTGCGCGGGAGCCGTGAGCCGGAAGGCCCCGCAGCGGACCAGAATCGCCTGCAGGCGGTACTTCGGGTGCGCCGCGAGCAGGCGCACGTCCGGGAGGCTGACGAACCCGAGCGCCGGCCCGAGCTTGGCGAGGACTTCCTCAACGGTCGTCGCCTCGCGCATCCGAGAGACGCCCGGGAGCGGATCGGTGAGCGTGTCCGCGCGCATCTGGTCTTCAGTCATTTACCGCCGTCCTTTCGTGGCGCGTTTGGCCGCGCCGGGCAGATACCGTGTGAGGCAGGCAGGGGACCATCAGCGAGCGTGACCCCGCACCATGAACAGATTTTCTTCACGCCTTCACTGGAAGCGGCCACGGAATCTGCTTGGCGTCGAAGAACTGGATGAACTGGTCCGCGCGCGGCCTCAGAAGAATCGGCAGATCCTCCAGCCGCTTGGCGTCGAAGGCGTGAGCCATTGGGCAGTTCTCCCAGGAATGGCACTCCCAGTGAGCAGCGAAGCTCTCCAGCGACTTCCCGCCGGCCGTGAGCAGCGCGGGCACCGTTTCAGTCAAGTACTCGAGCCACGTCTCTCCGGTCGGTAGGCGCAAGTTGTTCGCGTCCGTGAGGTTCGCGCCCCTGAGGGTCGCGCCCGTGAGGTTCGCGCCCGTGAGGTACGCGTCCGTGAGGTTCGCGCCCGTGAGGTTCGCGCCCGTGAGGTACGCGTCCGTGAGGGTCGCGCCCGTGAGGGTCGCGCCCCTGAGGGTCGCGTCCGTGAGGGTCGCGCCCGTGAGGTTCGCGCCCGTGAGGGTCGCGCCCCTGAGGGTCGCGTCCGTGAGGGTCGCGCCCGTGAGGGTCGGGGCCGGG